CAAGGTGATCCACTTGCAATACTGGTTCCACTGGATCAAAAATTAATAGTGCAAGGACAACTGCAAGTCAAGGACAGAGGATATGTTGAAGTAGGACAATCCGCAAAAATTAAACTGGCAAGCAGTGAAGCATTCACATATCTACCTATCGAAGCAAAACTGATTTCAATATCACCAGATGCTGTACAAGGACAGACAATGTCTTACTACGAGATAGAATTAGAATTAGATTCACAAATTTTTGCCAATGGAGATATGCAGTACAAACTGGTACCAGGTGTTCAGGTACACGTGTTCGTGCTTACTGGCGAACGTACAATATTAAGTTATATTACAACACCTTTTCACAACAGCATAGGACAAGCATTACAAGAAAGATAAAATGAAAATTTCAAAAATATTCACAAGCATATGGATGGTGATTGTGTTTGCGGCTGTGCTGATTGGTCTTAGAATAGACAACAGTGACACAATAAAAATTTTAAGATACAAAACGTGGGATAAATTTCAAACTGTAGAACCAAGACAGATGGTAAGTGATTCTGTCACTGTGGTAAACATCACAGAACAAGATATTAAGATGTATGGACAATGGCCTTGGCCCAGACACGTGATGGCTATGCTACACGCAAAGTTGTCTGATGCAGGTGCAATTCTTGTGAACTACAATATACTGTTTGCTGAACCAGACAGAATGAGTGGTGTAGAATATTTAAAATCAATGCCTATGTCCAATGATTTGCGAGAGCAATTGGGACAAACATTATTGGACACAGACGCAGTGTTCTCTATAGTGTTGAAAGAATCTAAAAAAGCCATTTTAATGATGAGTGTCAAAAACACTGCTGACACAAACTTACCCAGCACAACACAGATCATAGAAAAAGGCAATGTCAAGCCATGGTTATATGAGTATGAAGGCATAGTGGCTCCAAATGCAAAAGTTTCCGTGGGTGCAACAGGCATGGGAGTGAATGTCACATCTCCAGAACCAGATGCTGTTGTAAGAAAAATGCCAGTCCTGATACGCATCAATGGCAAAATATATCCCAGCATGATATTAGAGAATGTTAGATTATTAAACGGATCAAAAAGAATTAAAGTCATAGCAAAACAACATGGTATAGATGAAGTGCTTGTGAGCAAGAAGGCAGGTATACCTGTTAATCATAATGCAGAAATGTATATTAACTATGCAGACCCTTCAATGTATGTTAATGTGTCAGCCACAGATATACTTACAGGCAATTACAACGAAAACAAAGTTAAAGGCAGAATTATTGTTGTAGGTTTAGATGCCGCAGGATTGAGTGTGTTGAAATACACGCCGCATGGACTTACAACAGATCAAATGATTACTGCTCAAGCATTGGATACATTGCTAACAGGCAAATATTTGTTGCGTACACCACAAGCAGACACATATGAAATTGCGTTCCTGGCTTTGTTATTGTTGCTGTTGATATTAGTACTGCCTAGAACCAGTGTGTTGTTGGCTGTACCTCTTTTATTATTTGTGGAAGTAGGTGTTGCCTACGGAGCATTCATGGCATACACTAACAAAGGATTCCTTGTGGATCCATCTTGGATAATGCTGTCTGTGTTTTTAATTTGGTCTCATTCTGTGTACAACAACTTTGCCACACAGAGCAGACTGCGACAACAGATTAAGAAACAGTTCGAACACTATCTTGATCCTGGCATGGTTAAAAAATTACAAAAGGATCCCAGCCTATTGAAACTGGGAGGTGAGACAAAGAACATGACTTTCTTGTTCTGTGACATCAGAGGCTTCACACCTATTAGCGAGAAGTACAAAGGCAATCCAGCAGGACTCACAAAACTTATTAATAGATTCTTAACACGCATGACAGATGTTATAATTTCAAATGGTGGAACAATAGACAAGTTCATGGGTGACTGTATCATGGCATTCTGGAACGCACCCATTGAAAATAAAAAACACAGAGAACTAGCAGTTAAAAGTTCTTTGGAAATGACTGTGGCATTGGCAGAATTGAATATGCATCTACAAGCAGAAGGACTTCCACAGATCAACATAGGAATAGGAATCAACACAGGCGATGCATTGGTAGGCAACATGGGATCGGAACAGAGATTTGATTATTCTGTGATAGGCGATGCAGTTAATCTAGCAAGTAGATTAGAAAGTTCAAGCAAAACGTTAGGCAAAACCATAGTGATAGGTGAGGACACAAGACACACAATAGAAACAGTTTACCCGTTTGAGTATATTGACAGCATCACAGTCAAAGGTAAGACTGAAAATATTAAAGTTTATACTATTCCTGTATAGAATTTTTATCTACTTCTTTTACAGCAACGACTTCTTTGGGTTCATATGTTTCGTCCCAGCAACAGTCATCTCGGGAAACACACGTGCTCTCTACATATACTTTTTTGCTCTTCTTTTTATCTTCGTACATTGTATTCTCCTTTTGTAAAATAATACTTGTAAATTTACTTATAGTAAACTTATAGTAAATTTCGTGGAAAATCAATGTCTTAGGTGTAAATTGTGTTGATTTTTTGTAAATTTTAATTTACAAAATTTACAAATAGTAAATTACTTTTTTGAGGATTTTTCTTTTTGTTTTTGTTCAAGAATCATGTTTAACTTTTGTGTTAAACGTATCATGTCGTTGTCTAACATTCTTATTCTGTCAATCAGACCAATCAATGTTTTGTTAGCATCACTTAATACAGGCTTAATTTCTTTGGTTACCCAAGTCCACACATAGTAAACAAAGTAACCCAAACCAAATGCGGCTATGATAGGAAATCCAAACTGTTTAATTGCTTCTGCTAATTCTAATGTGATCATCTAATCCTTTCGAGCATCTTCCTTGCCCTCATTGGCGGCTAATCTGTCCACATTAGGTCTTACTCCTTCAACGTGTGACAGCAATGCATCTATCTTGATCAAGTCATTGTTCATAGTTTGAACTCTGTTGTCCAGTGCTTGAATAATGGCTTTCAGACCATGCACAGATCCTGTTACAGTTGCTAGGATAAACTTTAGGATGATGAATATGAATATACCCGATGCCACAGCACCTGCTATTGGAAACCCTACGTCTGATACAAATTGTAAAAAGTTCATTATGTATGTATTTATAGGCATTTGTACACCAGGAATTAAAAGATTGACAACCAAAAATACACCTGCTATACTATGCCTACACACTTTATTATTATGATTTAATCGGTAAATAGTAAAAAGCAGGCTAGAATTATGAAAAAACGTACCAGAAGCATACTAGATGAGTTAAGAAATATTGGCAGAGTCAATGATGCAGAGGCCTTTATTGAAACAACAGGCTCTAACATCATCGAAAGTGCTGTGAATCTGCTCAACACCATAAGAGAAAATTACCCAGAAGAACAAGCACAAGAACTAGAGAGAAGATTCTTGAACAGTATTCGTAACAAAGAAGCAAAAAAGTTTCAAGTTGGTGTGAAGAAAATAATTGAAAGTAAAAAATTAGATGACAATTCTTAAAGAAGGCGGCAACATATTCAAAGACCCCAATGGGCAACTAGCCACACAAAGAATTAATCAAGCAGATGTGGCTCCCACACTTGCCTGGTTAGAAAAAATTACAGGGCTGGACCTACAAACTAATATGTTGGGCACCACAGGTAAAGCACCAACATCAGGTGACTTGGATGTTGCAGTAGATCAAAATAAAATTTCAAAAGACCAGTTGGCAGACACATTGACACAATGGGCTATAAAGAACAAACAAGATCCTAAACTGTGGGTAAAGAAAAGTGGCATCAGTGTTCATTTTAAAACTCCTATTAGAGGCAGTGCAAAGAATGGATACGTTCAATCAGATTTAATGTTTGGAGATCCTGAATGGATGCGTTGGAGTCTTCAAGGTGGACAACCTGGCTCGCCATACAAAGGTGCAGACAGACACGTGATGATGGCATCAATTGCAAAACCACTTGGATTCAAATGGAGTCACAAAGCAGGTTTATTAAACAGAGATACAAATGAACCTATCACTAAAGATCCTAACAAGATTGCTGAACTGTTATTAGGTAAAGGTGCAACTGCTAATGATTTGAATACAGTTGAAACTATTCATGCAAAAATAAAAGATAGATCAGACTATGACACGTTGGTGGCAGATGTAAAAGATTCATTTGCTAAAATGGGTAAGACATTGCCTGAAAGCATCAAAGACCCAATTGGTTGGTACAGAGCATTATTAAACAAGATTAAAATATGAGACTAGTAGAATTTAAAGAAGTTGACAAAAAGAATGTCGCTCTCAAAGAATCAAGAATTCAACACGCAGAAGATTTAATTTTCTGGGAAGGTTCAAGAGGAGCCATAAGAGCAATTGAACAATTACAATCATTAAGCAAAAGCACACAGTCACTTACAATCAAATGGGACGGTTCACCTGCTGTGGTGTTTGGCAGAAATCCTAATGGAGAATTTATTTTTACAGACAAGTCAGGCTTTGTTGCAAAAGGTTATGACGGTAGAGCAACCAATCCAGCAGACTTAAAAAGTGCTATTGCTGGAAGAGGAAAAGATCCTGCAAAAAGAAAAGCACAGGCACAGTATGCTTCTAAGATGGCATCAGTGTTTGACACATTACAACAAGCAGTACCTGAAAACTTTCAAGGATACTTTGTTGGAGATATGTTGTACTTTCAAACTCCAAAAAAATCAGGCGATAAATTTATGTTCAAACCCAACGTGGTTGAATATGCTGTGAATGTGAACAGTGATATAGGACAACAAATTGCCAACAGCAAAGTGGGTGTTGTTATACATCACACAATGACTGAAGATGGAAAAATTTTACCCATTAAAGATTTAGACATGGTGCAAGGCAGTGTGTTAGCAATCCCACCCACAACACTTAATAAAAAAGATCCTATTCAAGTGAAAGGATTAGATCAATTAAAATCTCTTGTCAACAACAGTGGAGCAGAAATAGACAAACTGTTGAACAAAAACAAAATAGCCGAAATGAAACTAACTGATCTACCTAACATTTTATACACCTACACCAACAGCAAAGTGGACACAGGTTTAAACAAAATAGGTGAAGACTTTTTAAGATGGTTGGCGGCAAGTGCTGTGAGTCAGCCTAAAAGAATCAAGATTAAAGAATATGTGACAGCAAATATGAAAGCATTCAGCAAACTGTGGATTTTGGTTGGTGGAATAATGAAAGTAAAGGATTCAATCATCAATCAATTGGATCAAGCACAAGGCGATATAACAGCAACAATAAATGGTAAACCAGGTGGTGAAGGCTATGTTTTAGGGTCTCCTGAAGGTAATATTAAATTAGTGAAACGTTCTGGCTTCACCAAAGCCAACAGAGCGATAAATAGATAAGGAGAACAAAAATGAAAGCAAAAGAATTTATAAAAGAGTTTAAAGACATAGATCCAGCAGATGATCCAAATTCAGGAATGGATAGAGAATTCAAACAGGATTCTATATTCAATCAGTTGGGGAAAATATTGGACAGTCAAGGCAATCCAAGACCATTAGACACAGTGATAACAGATGATGGCAAAAAATTTAAAGTAACATTTAAACAAGCCACAGTGTTGAGAAGATTATTAACTGCACCTAGTGTTAAACCTACGGTCAAAGCACAGTTTACAAAGGATCTTCAACAAAGTCAAACCATTGAAAAGTTTTTACAAGCAGAAGATATGGTAGAATTATTTGTGTCAACATATGGAATCGACAAAGCAGAACCAAGCAACTACTAATCAATTGGACTTTTTAAGTTCATTATTTGAAGCACGTATGACTCGTGACTCAAAAGATCAAAAAGTTCTTACCTATACAGATTGTGCAGAAAGACTGTACCTTACACTGTTGATACTACAACTGTTGAATCAATACCCTACATACAGACAGTTGGCATCTAAATATTCCAGAGACACAAAACAATCCAACTACAACAGATTTAGAATGTATTCCACAGACCTTCATAACTTTGTGTATTTTGTTACAGGTGATGAAGAAGCAATGGATAAATTAAAGGATCCAATCAGTGCCAAAGCAATGAGGAAAAAAAGCAGATTCCCCACAATGGCATTCAACAGATATATGTCAGCACTACAACAGGGTTTGATCTCGCCAAGCATCATGCAGGTGTTTTTAAACATTGAAACTGGATTGAGCATAAGAAATACTGATTACAAATCAATTAGAAGAAGTTTATTTCAATTCAACACTCTTACAGTGCGTGAGAAACAGAATCTAGTGACAAGATTACTTCATGCCGCAAGAGCCAAATTGAGAAGTTCGGACAGCATAGAATACTTGGAAAAATTAGCCTCTGACAGAAATCTTGAAACAGGCAGAGTCAAAGATGCTGAACCAAAAGTCAGTGTGCCAGATGTGAGTGTTCAAGGTAGAGACCTTGCAATGTACAGATATCTAGTCGGTGGCAAGAACCTAGTGGCAGTGAAACGTTTCATAGACTCAGCACTGTCAGGCAAAAGTATTCCATCTTCAATAGTGGGTGCTTATCTACCAGCAATACAATTATTGAATGATATTGTGAAAGCCGGACCGGCTTATGTGAGTGTGCTTAAAGCACTGCAATCTAGAGCTCAAAAGAGCCGTAAATAATATATTACCACACAACTATTACCAAAACCTTATAAATACTTGCATATGCACTTCTGAGCGAAGTGTGTGTCATTAAAGAGAAAATAGGAGAAAAACAATGGCAACATTAACAAGAACAAATCCGACAGCAGTGGCTAGAGGAACAATGCAAGAACTTACTTCTGTACAAGTATTCAAAGTAGTACTAGCAGGTGGTAACGGTTTAGGCGCTATGGGTTCAGACGCGGCGGCGGCTAAAGTAACAGATGCATTAGGTGGAATGTCACACATTTTACAAACTAAAGCAGATGGTTCTGAAATCTACATGGTAGCAGACACACATGGTGTTGATATTAACTCAATTGCAAGAGCAATTGGTCAAGTATTAGACACAGGTACGTTGGCTGGTCTAACTGGTGGTGTTCAAACATTATCAGATGGCGACACAGTAACAGTTACAGTAGTAACAGACATCGAAGCAATCTAATTATTAGATTACTTTTTTATTCAAAAGGGCGGCTTTATGTCGCCCTTTTGTTGCCTTAACCCACTCTTTTACCAAAATCCTATAAATACTTGCAACATACACTTCGGAGCGAAGTGTGACCATTAAAGAGAAAACAGGAGAAATAAAATGGCAACAATAGCAGGATCAAACGGTATCACATCAGGAAACGGCGTTGAGTTCTTAACAAAGAACATCGACTTCTATTCTTTCACTGGATACACAGGAGTACACACAAACCCAGGAAATGCAGATTCAGTATTTCACAAATTAGTGAGAGCAATTGCATCTGAGGCAAACATCGTTGTATTAGGAACACCTTTAGCAAACGACCTAGTAGTAGGTTTAGAAGGTGGCTATGCAGGTAAAGGTGCAGTAGCGGCGGCGGCTCAATTAGAAGCAGTTGCAGATGCAGGTACTGGAGTTAACGGTGCAGTAGCGGCAGTTACTATACAAGGCGATACTTGGGCATAATAAGGTAAGCGAGATAAGACTTCTTATCCTATTAACAAGAATACAAAAGAGCGTTCAGGAAACTGGACGCTCTTTTTTTGTGACTTATAAGTAATAGTGCTAGGAACAACAGCATATGAGATACAAAATATTATCACTGATAGATATCACAAAAACAAAAGCTCGTCGTGGTCGAGATGAAGATAATAAAAAGACAGACCAATTCAGCAACTACATGACATTTGAAAACTCTATTCAGTTGAGATCTAATATGCGTATGATTTCAGGACCCACAGTAGAAAAACAAGACATTACCAATTTGATGTTTGGTGAAAACTATGTGGGAGAACACATGGTATGGACAACTGTGATAGAAGCAGATTTTCCAGATGCTGTGAGCATTGACACACTAAAAGAAGACTTTGATTTGGTACCAATGTTGATTGGACTGGACGAATCTATCAACATCAAAACCGGTGTGTATAGAACCGAAGATGTAGATTATACCAATGTGTTATTCATTAAACAAATAGATAACTTGGATTAACGCAGTATAAATAAATGTATAAGGCTTAATGAGGCATAAAATACAGGCATCTTCCAAGAGAAATAAAATTGATACAATAACCGGAAGAGAGAGAAAATGGCTACAGAGCTAGAAAAACAAAATTTAGAAGCACACGTTGATTTGTGTGAACAAAGATATAAAAACCTTGAAACTCGTTTGGACAAAATCGAGGAGAAGGTGGAAGATATCCACACAGATATTCAACATGGCAACAAGAGCATGGTGAAAGTGATTATTGGAGCCACAGGCACAATAGTTGCTGGACTACTATCCACTATTGTTGTGTTATTATTAAAATTCCCAGGTTAATTCAAACACCCCCCACAACTGATAAATATTCGTACTAGACAAGGTATAGTATGAAAATTACAGAAATAGTCACAGAATCAGTTGTTCAGATTTGGTCACGTACCAAAGCAGGCAAAATGGTCAGGAAGTACAGATGTACAGCAGGTCCTCGTAAAGGACGTGTGGTCAGTTCTCCCTCTGTGTGTACACAACCTAAAAAAATAGGCTCAGTAATGGCAATTAAAAAAGCCAAAGCAAGACGCGGATCCACAATGAAAATTAAGAGATCTAGAACAAAGTCAACTTCGGGAGCAAGTATTGGATTGGCTAAACTGAACAGACGCAGTGCATCAAGAAGCAGACCAAACAGAAGAAGTGTCGGTAGAAAAACATTCAGAAGAAGCGGTGGCGGAAAAAGGAAACCAATAAGCACATGAAGATAATTGAAATTACAGAAACTCCGTACCTACAAAAAACATTGAACACTTTGGGCAATGCACAACGAACTGGAGCACCTATACCTCCAAATAAATTACCCAAAGGTCCGATAAAGAATATATCAACCAAAGCACCAATAAGTCAAGCAAACAGGCAGGCTGATCAAAATTTGATTAAACCAGGTAAAACTGTGCCAATGCCAACAGCATCAAACAAAGAAACAGATTATGAAGTGGACAACGTGCAAGGAGATCAAGTTACAATGAAAACTAAAACTCCTTCAGCTCAAGCACCTCAATCGATTACAGTGAAGAAAAAAGATTTAGATCCTGTAATCACTAATCTACAACGTAGACAAAAAGCAACACAATAATGAAAATTAACGAACTTATACAAGATTTTTTAATTCAAACTTCGAACGAAGAAAAAGCAATGTTGAATAAACTAAAAGAAATGAAAGACATTGATAATTTTTTGGAACGCGAACAAGAAGTAATAAGAAATTTAATCAATAAAAGTTTGGTACGTCGCATAGAACGTGACGATAAAACACTGGTGGTTGCTAATGGATCTACAAAAACTATCTAAAAAACTTAAAATATTCATAGACAAACAAGCAGAGCAGGTGTGTCTACCCATTCAGCATGGCAACAGTCTGCGTATCAAAAACTTTGTGGTACGTGAAAACAGCATGGGATTCTTATTGTACGACATAAAGAACCATAAACAAATTACAACCACTTTTACCAAGACAGCGGCGTTGGCTATGGCAAGACAAATGGCTCAAAACAAACAAGACAGCCTGCAATACATAGGATCCACAGATGATCTAATACACCACAAATACAATGAATGTGTGTTCTACAAGCACACAATAGCCAGAACCGATGATGACATCAAGCGAGAATCTGCTAAAATACGATACGATATTGCATGGGAGGATCTACTCAAGTTAAGAGACACCCTGGACGACTACATATTTGATAAATAAAATAGCAAAGGAACAAAGCAATGAAAATAGAGCAATTTAGACACCAAGCAACAACAGAACAGTTGAACGATAGACTGTCAAAAGTGTTTGGATCAACAATACAATTAGATCAATTTACAGATGCACAGTTAGAAACTGCTCGTGCAGGTGTATTGAACAAAATTGCAAACATAGAACAAAATGAGTCCTTTGATGGTTTAAGTCACAACGAAGACTACCACAAGCAAAAAATGTTTTTAGACGTACTAGATTCTGCAATCAATGACAGAACAGTAGAAGCAAAATTACAAAACGATATTTTAGTCCAAGCAGATGAAATAATTGGTGATTATTTTGACATGGATAAAGAAGCATTAAAAATGAATAAAGATGCCGTTATTGCTGACATAGAGAAAAGACAAGCAACAGCACAAGGTGACGAAGCATCTGCTTTACATTATGCAAAACAAAAAGTAGAACAAGATTTCGACGATACTGGAGCAGAAATTGAAAATCCAAATGAAGGTAATCAATTTGCACAGGCAGTACAGAAAGCCAAAGCGGCAGGCATGAAAGCAGGCGACAAGTTCAAAGTAGGCGATAAAGAATTCACACTTAAAGATGCAGAAGACTTATTGGCAAAAACAATGAATGAAAAAGCGAAGCCAGACTTTTTAGACATGGACAAAGATGGCGATAAAAAAGAACCTATGAAAAAAGCAATTAAAGACAAAAAGAAATCAGTTAAAGAAGGAGCAGAAGAATCTGCTCAATTAGTAATGGCGGCTAAAGACATGGTTGATAAAGTTACAGGCTGGATGGAAGACACAGCATCTATGCAGACTGAAACTATGTTAGAATTAGCAGACGCTATTAGAGATGAAATGGGTGTAGAACAATCAGAACAATTCACTAATTCAGTGAAGCCAAGTTTAGAATCATTATACACTTCATTAGAAGCAACAAGAGAATCACTAACAGGCGGCGTAGCCGTACTGACAGGCGAACAAGCACCAGATACAATTGGTGCGGATAGCGACAGTGAAGAACCAGCAATGGAACCCACAACAGATGCAGATGCAGATATGCCAGATCAATCAGATGATTTTTCAGCAAGTGAACCTGCAACAGGCGGTGAGGAACCAGCAGACAGAAGCAAACGAGAAGCAATCATTCAATTGTCTAGAAGACTAGCAGAGACACTTTCAACAAAGTCAAAAAAAAAGGCTTAATTTCTGAAGCCTCTGGCGCAGAGTTAATTCAAGTTCTTAGAAACTTAATCAGCAGTGCTGATTCACGTAATCAAAAAGCATATTTGAGTTTTGATGCATTGAACAAGATACTAACTAATGTTGGAGGCTTCTCAATCAATCACGACAGTTTCAAAAATCTCTACAATAAAAATTCTTCAATCAAAAAAATGATTAAAACTTTTGACAATTCAGGTATCACTCTTGATACTGATGCTGAAGAACCAAATATTCCTACAAAAAAAGGCGACCGCTCTGCCAGTCTAAAAACAATGGCAAAGAGAGCAACCAAAAAACGCACTTAATACTTGACTTTTTACCATTAGTACTGTAATATTAAGACATGGATAGAACCAAAGAACAAATACTTCATGACATTGAATCCGTGATTGAAAAATATATCAAGGCTCAAGTTGAATCTCACGGAGGTCAAGTTGAAGCAAAAGAGTTTGATGTTGATACAGGAAAATTAACCATGTTGATGAAAGGTGCCTGTTCAGGTTGTGCAGGTAGCACTGCCACTCTGCAGAAAGGTATAGAGTCAACAATGAAACATTATGTGCCTGAAGTAAAACAGGTTGTTGGTGAAGATGATCCTAACAGTACAACTAAACCTTATTACGATTACAATCCATGGGACGGTCCAACATACGATAATATGTTAGATGAGTTGGATAAACTGTCTACAGAAAATGACAACAATGAAAATTAATGCTGTCTTTAGTAGTTTCATAGCAATTGAAAATATAGACCTATCAAACAAAGATGAAGTGGTAAGTTGGTCAAAAGAAGAAATAAATCACGATGCCACACCAAACTATAAATCCACAGGCACAAATCATCTTAACGTAGATGAACCTGTATTGAAAGAACTTGTACAAAAAATTGAGAATGGTTTTAATAATCTACACAATCAATTAGGATTAAGCAACAATCACAAACAAATAGTTTCAAGTCTTTGGGCAAATGATGGCAGTGACAACAGTGCCATTGAAGCACCTCACAGACACGTGGACGGAGTTTTCAGTGCAGTGTACTGGCCCATAGCGGATACTGGGTGTGCTCCACTTACTTTTATAAATCCAAACAGTCAAATGAGTTATGTGTTCAAAAGTAATATTATAGAACATATGAATGAATTCAATAGTGACAGAATAGATGTACAACCGCAACTAAATCAATGTGTGTACTTTCCGTCATGGTTATGGCATTATGTCAGTCATGCGTTGAGTAAAACTAACAATAGAATGAGTTTCGCATTTAACAGCGAAGCAGTAAGTAAATGACTTTAATTACAAACAAGATAGATTATAAGAAATTATCAAGAACTTCTTTAAATGGCAAGAGAGTTTATCAATGTCCAGACGGTAGTGCTGTGGCAAGTGTAACCACAATATTAGATGCAACCAAAGACAAAACACATCTTATAGAATGGCGTAAAAGAGTTGGAGAACAAAATGCTGTTCGCATCACAAAAGAAGCCTCAGGCATTGGAACTAGAATGCACAAATATCTTGAAGATTATATTGAGTTGGGTCAATGGTCTTCTCCAGGATCTAATCCATATGCTCAACAGGCATTTAAAATGGCGCAAGTTGTTCATGAAAATGCTTTGAAAGATGTGAATGAAATCTGGGGTTCAGAAGTTGGTTTATATTTTCCAAAGATATATGCAGGTACCACAGACTGTGTTGGAGAATACAAAGGAGCACCTTGCATCATTGACTTCAAGCAGACAAACAAGCCTAAAAAGAAAGAATGGATTGAAGATTACTTTTTACAGTTGGTGGCATATGCTGAAGCACACAACGAAACTTACGGTACAGACATCAAAGAAGGCCACGTGTTCATGTGTGCTAGGGATTTAACATACCAACAATTTGATATAACACCCTTAAATTATAGCAAATATAAAGATTTATGGTGGAGTAGAGTAGAAGAGTACTATATTAAACACTCAGTTTAAATCAACATCAATTATATCATCACACTCGATAAATACAAACAGCAGGAGAAAAACATTGGCAATTGTATCGATATCAAGAATTCAAATACGTAGAGGTAGAAAGAACCTAGGTTCTGGATTACCACAACTAGCGGGCGGAGAACTAGGTTGGGCAGTAGACACACAAGAACTTTACATAGGTAATGGTGCTGTGTCTGAAGGTGCACCAGCAGTAGGCAATTCTAAAGTATTAACAGAACATGATAACTTGTTCACGTTGAGTGATCAATACACTTATCGTAATGGTTCAAATGTACAAACAGGTGCCACTTCAGCAACTCCTATTAAAAGAAGTTTACAAAATAGATTGGATGATATCGTTAATGCAAAATCATTTGGTGCAGTGGGCGATGGCACAACAGACGATACACTAGCATTACAAAGAGCAATTGATCAACTGTTTCTTCCTTGGAGCAATTCACAAGATGCAGACAACTACAAAAAAAGAATTACATTAAAACTATCAGCAGGTTTATACAAAATTACAAACAGTTTAAAATTACCACCATATGCTTCAATCATTGGAGATGGTAGTGAAAAAACTGTGATCAATCAAACAGGAGTATATCCTGTTTTAGAAACAATTAATGGCGAGGGCAGTGCGGCACAAACAACAGCAATCAATAAGGCAAAAAATATTGAGTTGAAAGGGTTAACGTTGAACAGCAACACCACTCAACCTGGATTACAATTATTAAGTTGTTCAGACAGTTCTTTCAAAGATATCAATATCAAAGGCACATGGACGCAGGCACAAGGAGCGGCATTGGTGGCAACTCAGATTGGTATTTTATTAGGTGGTGATGACGACATTACTATTCCAGCCAACAAAATAGAACCTGCTCGAGATAATGTTTTTGAAAAAATTAAAGTTTCCAATTTTTCATATGCTGTATCAAGCAATGATGATATCACAAACAACGCATTCGATAATGTAGTGATTGAAGAATGTGGATACGGAATTGTGTTTGGTAAAGACACTGTTTTAGGTGGAGTTGGACAAGCAACAGGTCCAGTCAATAACACTATTAGTAATTCAAAATTTATTGATATCAATTTGCAAGGTATCTGGATTAAACACGGAACTGGCAACATCAGTGAAGCGAATACTTTTTCAACTGTTGGTAACGATGCTGGTTTAGATACAGCACCAAAACACAGCATTATAAAATTTGAAACAAATCAAAATATAACTTCAAATGATTTCTTTTCTAGAACTAATGCAATGATACGTAACTTCAGCAATATTGCTTATATTACAGAAGTAGAAGGCGCATACTCAGGTAACTTTAATTTTACAACAAAGTTTAATATAGGTCAATTGAATGCATACACCGACTTTTTGCTATTACCTACAGACACCAGCAAAACAATTCATATGAATTATGTATATAAAAACACAGTAGACACAGGAATGAGAAAAGGCACTCTTAAAATATTAATAGACAAAGAAAATAATACAAGTCATATCAGTGACGATTATGATTTCCAAGGAACAAATGCAGATCAATTAAATTTTCAAGTGACACTAAATGATCTAGATGCAGATGCTAATTTCGAAACTCTTGTTGTTCAAGCAATTAATCCTGCTCCAGTCAACTCACTCGAATCTGCCAATGTCACAATCCAAATTCAAAATATCTCATAAGCCTAATATTTTTTACGGCAACTACACAGAACGTCTGGAAGATTGGCAAAGCATACGTGACGTAATTAACGAAGCAGAAGATCCATTCAATATCTTAATCAATATATTTCAACATTGTCCTAGAACCAAAACTGACACCAATATCTACAAAAAAGACACCTGGCTTAACGGTTGGCAACTGATTGAAAAGAATGAATATGATCTTGTTGACATTTCTCTCTTAGTCAGTTATACTATATTATTAACTGATAATTTTAAGGACCACGATCTTAAGATACATACAGTTTATACAAAAGAAGATAGTTCAAACAACCAGAAGTTTAGTTACATTATTGAAATGAAAAACAGTCTAATAGACATATACAGTATGGCAAAATTAAACAAATCAACGTTTGACAAAAACTATATTCTGCAATATACTACCCATATACGAGAACTGATAAATACAAAGAATTAATAGAAATAGGAATATAATGGAATTGAATACGTCTAAGGAACAAATCATTAACACATCTGCAATTAAGATTAAGAAAAGAGACGGAAGGTTAGAACCTTTAGACATTGACAAAATTCATTTTGTTGTAGAAGAAGCCTGCGAAGGATTATCAGGTGTGTCTTCATCACAGATAGAAATTAATGCCAACATACAATTTTACGATGGCATGACAACAAAAGAAGTTCAACAAATATTAGTGCGTTCAGCAAACGATCTTATCTCATTAGAAACACCCAACTATCAATATGCCGCGGCAAGATTACTTTCATATGATGTGCGTAAAGAAGCACACGGACAATATGAATATATGCCTTTGTTAAAATTAATCATAAGAAATATTAAGGCAGGTGTTTATGATAAAGGTATTGTAGAAAAATTTTCAAAGACTGATATTAAAAAAATGAACACATGGATCAAGAGAGAAAGAGATCTTGATTTTACATATGCAGGTTTAAGACAAGTGGTAGACAAATATCTTGTGCAAGATAGATCATCAGGAGATTTATTTGAAACACCACAAGATATGTACATGATGATTTCGGCAACACTGTTTGCAGAATATCCAGCAAAGACTAGAATGAGTTATGTTAAAAAATATTACGATGCTGTATCAACATTTAAAATTAATATTCCAACTCCAGTAATGGCAGGAGTAAGAACTCCTATTAGACAATTTGCTTCATGTGTATTGATAGATAGCGATGACACATTGTCTTCAATATTCTCAAGCGATATGGCAATTGGTTTATATGTTGCCAGAAGAGCAGGCATAGGAATCAATGCAGGACGTATCAGAGGTATCAATGCAAAAATAAGAGGAGGGGAGGTCCAACACACAGGAGTCATTCCGTTCCTTAAAAAATTCGAATCAACTGTGAGATGTTGTACACAAAACGGAGTACGTGGTGGATCAGCAACTGTTCACTTTCCAATATGGCACCAAGAGATTGAAGACATCCTTGTGCTTAAAAATAACAAAGGTACAGAAGACAACAGAGTACGTAAGTTAGATTATTCAATACAAATATCTAAAATGTTCTATGAAAGATTTATGAACGATGAAGATATTACATTATTTTCACCACACGAAGCACCAGGATTGTATGATGCATTTGGAACAGATTCATTTGATGCACTTTACAAAAAATATGAAAAAGATTCATCAATTAATAAAAAGACTATTCCAGCACAAAATTTATTTTCTGATTTATTAAAAGAAAGAGCAGAAACAGGACGTATCTACATAATGAATTTGGATCACTGTAATACACATAGTTCATTCAAAGACAAAGTATCAATGAGTAATCTGTGTCAAGAAATTACATTGCCTACAACACCTATCAATGCAATAGACGATTCACAAGGAGAAATAGCATTGTGTATTTTAAGTGCAATCAATGTAGGACAATTAAACAATTTAGAAGATTTAGAAAACTTATGTGAATTGGCTGTTAGAGCATTGGAAGAAATTATAGAATATCAAGACTATCCTGTGAAAGCGGCAGAAGTATCCACAAAATCTAGAAGAAGTTTAGGTATAGGTTATATTGGATTGGCACACTATCTTGCAAAACAAGGTTTTAAATATTCTGAGAAAGGTGCTTGGGATTCAGTTGATAGACTTACAGAAGCATTTCAATTTTATCTACTTAAAGCATCTAACAAATTAGCACAAGAAAGAGGTGCTTGTGAAGGATTTAAACAAACAAAATATGCAGACGGTCTATTGCCAATCGATCACTACAAGAAAGAAGTAGACGAGATCGTGCCACACAAACAAAGAATGGCATGGGAGGCATTGAGAAAAGACATTACAAAACACGGATTAAGACACTCAACGTTATCAGCACAGATGCCGTCAGAAAGTTCTTCCGTTGTTAGTAACGAAACAAATGGTATAGAACCACCAAGAGCATTAATGGCAATTAAGAAAAGTAAGAAAGGTCCTCTGAAGCAGATAGCACCAGGGTTCCCTAAACTAAAGAATGCTTACACATTGCTTTGGGATATGCCAGACAACACAGGTTATATTAATGTGGTAGCAATGATGCAGAAATATTTTGATCAGGCTATATCAGGAAACTGGAGTTACAATCCATTACATTATGAAAACAATGAAGTTCCAATCTCAGCAATGGCACAAGATATGTTGTCAGCATACAAATATGGTTGGAAAACAAGTTATTATCAAAATACATATGATTTCAAAGGTGAAGAAGAAGATGTTCAACCAGCAGGGATAGACACAATGTCAGCAAACCTTAATGGTGCACACCTAAATGGAGTTAATGGCGAAGCAACTGTGGAAGAACAGTTGGCAGATTTAGAAGACGGTGAGTGTGATGCTTGTACAATATAAGCATATTAAATTTTTAATTGGAATGGATAACTAAATTGCATGACAAAAACAGTGTTCAATAAACAAAAAATAGACTACTTGAAACAACCCATGTTCTTTGGTGAAGATGGTGGTGTGCAGAGATATGACGAGTTTAAATATCCACAGTTTGATAAATTGAATCAAACAATGATTGGATACTTTTGGAGACCAGAAGAAGTATCACTTCAAAAAGACAGAGCAGACTATCAAGGTTTCAGACCTGAACAGAAACACATATTCACATCAAACTTGAAATATCAAACACTGTTGGATTCAGTACAGGGCAGAGGACCAAGTCTTATGTTCTTGCCATATGTTTCTAATCCAGAACTAGAAGGATGTATTGTTACTTGGGACTTTTTTGAAACTATACACTCACGTTCATACACACACATCATGAAGAACATTTACAGTGATCCTACAGAAGTGTTTGACACTATTTTAAATGATAAAGAAATATTAAAGAGAGCTCAGTCAGTTACAAGAGAGTATGACAAGTTTGGTAAAATGGCATTGGATCATGCAGTAGGCAAAAAAGTAGATATGATTGATCTTAAAAAACAATTATACCTAGCAATGAACACAGTGAACTTGTTAGAAGGTTTAAGATTTTATATTTCATTTGCTTGTACCTTTGCATTTGGCGAACTTAAACTTATGGAAGGTTCAGCAAAAATACTTTCATTGATTGCTAGAGATGAAGCAACACACTTGAACTTGTCAACACACATTATCAAAGCATGGCAAAAAGGAGACGATCCTGAAATGACCAAAGCAATGAAAGGCACAGACAAAACAGTTATTCAAATGTTTAAAGATACAGTAGAAGAAGAAAAAGCATGGGCAAAACATTTATTCAAAGATGGTTCTTTGATTGGACTTAATGAAAAATTACTAGGACAATATGTTGAATGGATTGCTAACAAGAGATTGAGAGCATTAGGTTACGATCCAATATATGATGTATCAGCATCACAAAATCCTTTACCGTGGACACAGCATTGGTTATCATCAAAAGGTATGCAGGTAGCACCACAAGAAACAGAAGTTGAATCTTACATCGTGGGTGGTATCAAACAAGATGTTCAAAAAGGACAATTCAAAAAATTCTCACTATAATGGTAGACTTCAATTCAATGAATGGTATGGAAGTACTATTTTATCTATTGACATCTCCAGAAGAAAGATTCCTTTGGGTGTTGATAGGATTGGGAGTAGCAATCTGGTTATTAAGTCTTTACATGGATAGAGATAACAAACAAGTTGATTGTAAACCAACACCACCAGAACATCACCTATAATATTGACTTTTAATCCTAAAGAAGTTATAATAAGTTATGCCCAAATATAATTTACTATGTACTAGAGATCATGAATTCGAAGGATGGTTTGCATCGGAGAAATCATATTTGGATCAAAAAACTAAAAAACTGATTGCTTGTCCAATATGTGATAACACAGGCATACGGAGAGCAGTAATGGCTCCGAATGTAAACGTTAAATCCAAAAAAATAAAAAGTAAAAAAAGCAACACTGCATTTTACAATAGCAGATCGACCCTGCAACATCTTAAGACATGGGTAGAAAAAAATTGTGAAAATGTTGGTGATAACTTTGCCAAGGAGGCTCGGAAAGCACTCGCTGGAGAACGTGATGACCATATATACGGTACAGCATCAGACAAAGAAATAACAGATCTTCATAAAGAAGGAATAGGAGCAATAAGGATACCAAATGTCAAAGATAACTAAAGCGATTGTATGGAGCAACGTAGGTTGTTCATACTGTGAACAAGCAAAAAACCTATTAAAGTCAAAAAATATAGAGTTTGAGGAAAGAAATATAGCACACGGAACGTGGACAGTGCAACAATTACAAGAAGCAGTTCCAGGTGCAAGAACAGTGCCTCAAATATTTGTTGATGAAAAACATATAGGCGGATTTCAAGAACTAAAAACATTAATTGATCAACAAGGGAGCGATAATGCCTAGTCTACAAGAAGGTGATATCATCACAATCAAACTGATGAGTGGTGAAGAAGTGTTAGCCAAACTGATTGAAGTTACAGATACTTCTATCAAGATATCAAAACCCAGAGCAGTGGTTAATATTCCTAACAAAGGAATAGGTCTTGGACCATTTGTATTCACAGTGCCTCAAACTGCTGATATAGAAATATTCAAAAGCAATGTTGTGTGCTACACAGAAACAGAAGATGGTATGGCACGTCAATACAGAGAAGGTACATCAGGGTTAACTTTACCTAAATAATGAATAAAATCATAGCAATAGATTGTGATGGAGTTTTGCTCAACTGGGAGCAATCATTTGATGACTGGATGAAGTTTCAAGGCTTCACTAAACACGCCAGCGATCACTACGATGTCAGCATGAACTATCACATGAACAAAGGTCAATGCGAAGTGTTGATAAAAATATTCAACGAAAGTGCATGGATGAAGTTTTTAAAACCTATTGAAGGGGCAGTAGAAAACGTCAAGAAAATAGCGGAGTTAGGCTATAAATTTCACGTGATCACTAGTCAGTCGTTGGACAAGAATGCCAATCAATTGAGAGAAGAGAATCTTAAGGAAGTGTTTGGAGATGTGTTTGAACAAATCGTTTGTTTAGACACAGGAGCGGACAAACATGAAGCCCTATCTAAAATTCCGGAAGGAACATTTTGGATAGAAGATAAACCTGCAAATGCAGAATTAGGACACGATATGGGTTTGGTAGCATTGCTACTTGACCTTCCTCACAATACAATGTATAATGAGGGTAATAGTTCAGTTCAAAGAGTAGAAAATTGGGCTGGAATTTATAACGTTATAAAGGAGAAACAACATGGCAACTCATGAAGAAATCAAAACTGCTTTCGAATCTTACTTATCAGAGTCAGAAGCATTCGAAACTAAAGGTGTAAAAGCCGCGGCGGCTAGAGCGAGAAAGGCTCTTGGCATCTTAGGCAAAGCAGTTAAAGTTAGAAGAAAAGAAATACAAGAGAAGAAAAACTCAATGTAATTCATTAGAGTTGCGGGTGTAAAAATCCGCAACTCAACACACGATTTTCCTAAAAGATAATAAATACAGCATAGAAAAACAAGAAACAAAATAATATGGCAACAGGTAAAATAAAGTGGTTCAATTCAGCAAAAGGATTTGGATTCATTACACCAGACGAAGAAGGTAAAGACGTTTTCTTACATATCTCTGCTCTTAAAGCCGCGAACCTTAAAGAGGTTATGGACGGTGATGTTGTAGAATATCAATTACAAGAATTCAGAGATAGACAAGTCGCTACCGATATCAAAGTAATCAAAAACTTCAATCAATAATAATCACTGCTTGACATTTTTAAGTGCGTATGCTACATTAAGCATATGACAGTTAAAATACAAAAGAATAAGATTGTGATTAACGACTTCCAAGCCTATTGGAAAAGTAAAACTGACCACGGTCATGAGTTTACTTTCGCATATGGTAAGGAATTCAAAGACACTAAAACATTTACTATAGAAGTTAAGCATTCTGACAAGATAAGAAGCAAAGATGGTAGATGGTCACCAATTAAAATTAAGTCTTGACATTTACCCAATAATCTGTTTAAATACACTGTAGACGTTGAAGTGTGTGCAATACACTTTTGGGACGAGGGTTCGACTCCCTCCACCTCCACCAACACTCATTTATAATAATCTGGTTTATTATGAGGGGGTGTACTTGGTTTCGACCGGAGCATAAAAGCACATGGAGTTTATCAGTCTGATCTCTGTAAAGGATCATTACAAATGCAAACGCATTTAAACCAGAAGTGACAGTTCCAGTTAGCATATTTGCTGACGCGGAATTGGTTGCCGCTTAATACCGGCCACTTGGCGGTTGATCTACCGGGCAACAGAACAGATCAAGTGTGGGAGTTTCGGCTCCCACATTTAAACTATCACTTTATCATTAAACCTTCACATAACATTATCGACACCTAATTTAAATAATTGTATGTCTAGACTTAAGAAAAAGAAAATAACACCTTGGCAAAAATGGAAAAAGAAGGCTCCTAAAGTGCCGGACATAACTTGCCCTACTATAGATGATGTGTTGTTGCGACTAGATAGATTTCAAGATCGTAACGAAGTAATTTCTAAGTATCAATGGAATCTAATTCATAAAAGAATGGAAAGGATCCGCATTGATAATGAACTACTACGTGAGGGTGGTCAATATTGGTACGAAATCTGCAAACAAAACCTCAAAAAGTCAATAAAATAGCCCATTCTTTTCACTTGATTTAACATCTAAATAGTGTATAATATTATTATGACTGTTTGGTACAAAAAACAATTAAATAAATTTTTACAGTTTTTATTAAAGGTCAAACAAGAACTAACACCTTCTAATAGAACAATACGCAAAGTAAAAATATTCTGCTACAAAGTATTAGCAATGGCAGGTGTGCTTTTATTAGCATACGCCTACGGAACATTCAATCCTAACAGTATAGTAACCAAAAAAATTATTAAAATAGAAGACGAAAGAATGGTTGAAATGGCTAAAAGTTTTGGTTTGCATGAACCAGAATTTGACTTTGATGGACCTAAAACGTTTGTTGTAGCAATGAACAGATGTATAGACTATATCAACTGGACACTGCCAACTGATAGGAGAATACCTAGAGATATATTAGTGGCAATGGCAATTATAGAATCGGACTATGGTAGAAGTAGATTTGCTACAGAAGGCAATGCATTGTTTGGTGTGCGAACTTGGAGTTTAGATGAAGTACCACACATGAAACCTGCCGCGATACCTAATGCTAAATTTGGTGTAAAAAAATATGAAACAAAATGTCAAAGTGTTGCAGATGTAATTGCTATCATAAACAGACATCCTGCTTACAAAGAATTCAGAGCAGAAAGAGACCAAAACAAATACGAACCAAACATCACAAAAATGGTATTTGGATTGAGTGCGTGGAGCACCAACGAAGAATACCCTCGAATCATACTTCGAAAAATCGAAGAGTTGACAAACAAGTAAATATACAGTAGAATTAAACAATGGGATTCATTATTTTGAAACAACCAAAAAAAATAAGACATCGTTTGCCCAACACAGAATCATTACGATTGGCTAAACTGGAACATCAGGAGTGGTTGAAAGCCAGAGGCTTGGACAAGATTAAATTTAGAAAAAAGAAATCAGAACCATTAGTAATTGAACCTGTAGAAGACAGACAAGGAGTACCTTGTGGTGACAAAGTGCCTGTGATGGAAAAAGGTGCTGGCAGTAAAAGAGAAGAAATGAGATACACAGGAAAAAGAAGATTGATTGGTATTGCTACAATGCACAAGAGTAATCAGGTGCCTGTGTTTGCAGATGATGACGATGTGTCAGGACGTAAGGCGGCAACAGAAATTACATTAATGAAAGGCAACAAGTAATGTCAGACCAAGAAGAATTATGGAATTGGATTTGTTGGACTTGTAAATGGAGAGGTGTTGCACAAGAATTAGACTCAGACGAATCACTAGAAGAATTTTGGTGTTGTCCTACTTGTCTCAGTGAAAACATTGAGGACGTGGGTTGGCACAAAGGCAATGAAAAATATAAAGGAGCATAATGGAAGTTGAAACAGGATTAGGTTTGTTCTTTTTAGGCATGATAGTTTCAGTGGTTGTATTAATTATATTAATTAAAGTAAGAGAGTATGACGATGACGACCACAGCGAAGATTAAAAAATGGTTTGATTTTGATTGGCTTAAAAAAACTGAGCTGGTTGAACTACACGAAGTAGATTGTACAAAGGATCCCGTTCGTCCTGAACTGGATATAAAATTTAGAACCTCATACGGTAGAAAAATTTACGGACTTAAACACGGCGAAGATATTATGGCTGTGATGTGTTTCGCATTCACTAACCAAGTTCCAAAGACTGTTGAAGAAATGGATGCGTTGAGCAAGGACGCCGCCATGCAGGCAGTACACAGAGCAGGAGTACAAGGATCTATTGCTATTGCTTACACTGTATGGAGTCTTAAAAAAGGTGGCGGTAAAATGATTGTGAAAGAAGTTTACAATATGATTAAGCAATCAAATCATTTGAATAGATTGGTTACACTGTCGCCACTCACAAAAATGGCAGAGAAATTCCATTTAAGAAATGGTGCTAGATTAATTCAAAAGAATGAAAGCACTCAAAACTTCGAATATGTGGTACTCAAATAATATTTTGGTAACATTAATTGCAAAAGTCAACGAATACGCCATTTATTTTTGGTAGGTAATGCTTGACTATTTTGGCAAATTCTTATATACTTTAAACTTACAAAGGAGGCTTATGAAAAGGCACATTAATATAATGATGGTACTAGTATTAGGTTTTGTTTTATCTGCTTGTTCAGGTAGAATGGTACAGTTACCAACAGAAAACATAAAAGCAAAGAAGGTACCGGCTTGGTATCTTAACCACGCAGATACTGGCAAAGAGGGATTTATCTTTAGAGATGGTTTCTATTATGCAGTAGCAGTAGCAGTATCTCCAGATATGGAAATGTCTCAGAAGAAGGCAGTTCTTAAAGCAAAAGCGAAGATCACTGATAGAATAAATGGTGAGATGAACAATAAAACATCTATCAATTATTCAGAAAAAGGTGCATCAGAGTCAATGACTGGAACAGTAGAAGCTCAAGATGTAATTGTTAATATGATTAAACAGACTGTGTTAAGAACATATTCTGTTGAAAAGAAATTAACAATATACAACACTGAGAAGAGCAATTACAGATCATTTGTTTTAATGAAGATATCCAAGAAAGATGTTGAGAATATAATCAATCTTGTTGAAGATAAAAACAACAAGAAGTTATTAAGCAAGTTAAAACTCAGCAACACTTCGGATAAGGTTTTAAAACAATCTGAGAGATAATATGAAAGCAATATTATACGCAATCGCTCTGGTTATGTTAGCACTCGGTTTAACACTGTTTGTTATCAGTTCATCTGCAGAAGCAGGCGGTCCATGGTCGGATCAATACTGTAATGCTAAAACAGAGACAGTTATTGTAAAAAATACTAAAGGCGAAATTGTTGATAAACAAACAGTTGAAACTCTAGTATGTGATGACGGAGCGAAAGACTTTTTGGCATATTCAGGTATAGCCAAAGAATGCAAAGAATATTGGTTTGAAATGTACATCAGTCAACAATGGATAAGGAAAAAAGGATATGTCTGTCAAAAATTTGATGGTTCGTGGGAAATGGTTAATCCTATTAAGTAGTTTATTATTAACTGCTTGTGGAACTACCGCAAACACAACTAAAAGCCTAAGCAGTCAAAAGAGTGTAAGTCATAATTATACTCATGCTGGTACAGGTGTAGAAGTTTGGTACAACTTCATGCGAAACAATATGGGCAAGTTGACCAATGAAGATCGTGAGAAACAGGATCAGGCTGTGTACTTTGCTCTAGATAATTTGGAAGAAGGCAAAGTGGTTGCATGGCACAATATGAAGTCTGATACACACGGTTTCGTAAAAGTGGTTGCAAGTTATCCGCACGGTGGTGGATATTGTAGAGTTGTTTTTACACAAATCAAAAAGAAAGATAAAATAAGAGACTTTAAAGAAACTGCCTGTCGTGATGTTGCATATCAAGGTTGGCAATTTATTAGGTAAAAATAGGTAAATATAGCATACAAAAAGGAAACAGTATGTTATTTGGACTTATCACATTTCTTACGGCACTCACTATATCAGGTGTAGCAATCTATTACTCAGTGGCTGGACTAGTGGCAATTTTTGCCGCGGCGGCTGTGCCAATTATTATAATGGGTACTGCCTTAGAAGTAGGTAAGTTGGTAACGGCTGTATGGCTTCATAGGTATTGGGCCAAAGCGGCTTGGTGGTTACGAACGTATCTATCAATAGCAGTGTTCGTTTTAATGCTGATTACTTCCATGGGTATATTTGGATTCTTATCCAAAGCACACGTGGACCAAAATTTATCCTCAGACACAGTCACACAAAGAATTGAAATCATAGACAACAAAGTAAGAGCAGAGAACAGTTATATAGAACGTCAAAAGGATGTTTTAGAGCGTCTAACAGGGCAAAGCACGGGCAGTAATGATAGGTTTAACCAAGACATCCAGATAGAGCAAAAGAAGATAGATGATGCCTACAGACGTCTAGAAGTATTAGATGCAGATGTTAAAGCATACACCGATCAAGGTAAAGGTTTGTTTAAAGGTGACAACATCAAACGTGGGTTAGAAGTACGTAAAAGTCAACAAGTAGAAAGAGACAGAATTAATCAACAGATATTGGATGCTCAAGAAAACATTAACAAGTTAAGAGCTCAAATCAACAATGCTTTAGATAAAAATGATGTTTCTGTACAATCAACAGAAAAAAATATATTTGATGCACAAGGCAGAATAGAACTTTTAATCATAGAGCAAGAACCATTAAAAGGTCAGTTGATGAAACTAGAATCAGAAGTAGGTCCTATTAGATACATTGCTGAATTTGTGTATGGTGAAGAAGCAGATAGAAATTTATTAGAAGAAGCAGTAAGATGGGTAATCATAACAATTATATTTGTGTTTGACCCATTAGCAGTATTATTGTTGATTGCTTCGCAGTACACATTCAGATGGAGATATATTGAAAAGCACGGCGAATTACCACCAACACCTAAAACGCCACCAGCACCTACAACACCACCGGCACCCAAGAAGCCGACAGCACCTATAATACCACCAGCACCTGCAGGAGGTCAAAGTTTAACCAAGATTGTAGAAAAACAAAAAGAAGTACAAGTAGCAAATCCTTTAACAACAGAGGAGAAAGAATCTACAATTAAATTGAGCGACATTGCTGAAAAGAAACCAGTATCCACAATGCCCAGTGCTGAAAAACTTGAAGAATTTAAAAAACGTGAACAAGAAGAATTAAAAGCATTAGAAGAGTATTCACGTAAGGCTGAGGCAGAGCCACCAATGCCATTGGAACAATGGAATCAAATGATCGAAGAAGCAGAAAAAGAAGTATCAAAAGAAGTTAAACAACCACAACCAGATGGTTTCGACGAAGACGAAGTAAAATACGACATTGAATCATCTAAGGCAACAGAATCAGAAAAACTACAACAGGAATTAGAACCAATAGATGAAAACAATGATGGCATAGACGATAATACCGGGCAACCAATTACTGGTGTTGTACCAACTAAAGGCACATTTGCAGAGGCAGAAGCACTTCAAAAAAAAAAGAGTCTTTCATACATAATGAGAGAACGGAACCAGCAAGTCAAAAAAGAACATCAGGAAGAATAAAACCAGACTTGACTGAGGTTGTGTATCCAAAATCATACAGCCAAAACGAAGAACAAACATCGAAATCACATTGGAAGAAACTGTACGAATAATAGCATAATTATTTGTATGCCAAAATTAAATTTAATTACACAACCAGATAAACTGTTCAACGGCAATACCAGTGTGTTGATGATAAATCCTAGAACATCAGTTAAAGAAGAATTTAACAAAAAAGCATTGATGTTTAAGAAAGATATCAATTTGTATATGTTTGAAGTGAGTGATCCAGACGAACAACAAGATATCAAATGGTTGATTGAAATAGTGAACACTGTTGATATTATCGTATTAGATGTGAATGGCACATTTAAAGATAGATGGTTACTAGGGTATATCCTTAATAAATCAAACTGTTATTTCTTCTATGATGGTAGTGATGCGTTTGCATACAATTTAATTAACAACAACAAAGTCTATGATTTAGATTTTTTACCTAGCAAAATACAAGAATTGGAGAACTTATAATGCCAATGAAAGCCGACTTATGGTTTCCCACAGTGATATGGAATGACGAATTAAAGCAGATCAATAATTCAGAATTAAAAGAATACGTAGTCAAACTAAAAGCACAAGACGAGAAAGGCAAGGTAGCATCTAACTATGGTGGTTGGCAAAGTCGATCATTTGAAATACTAGACGAAAGACCTATTGCAATAGAAAGATTCATACAGACAGTGCAAAAGTCAATAAACGAATGTACCAAAATGTCTGGCTTAATGGACTTACAAATTAGTGACTATTGGTGGAATATCAACAGCAAAGGTGATTACAATCATCCGCACGATCATAGAGACAGTATATTGAGTGGTGTGTATTACATTGATATACCAAAAGAAAACATGGGCAATATACATTTTGAAAGAGAAGACAATGCAGAGTTTTTCTTACCAAGAGTTCTACCAAAAAGAAATCACATCAGTGCAGTAAGAGCCACATACAAACCAATCACTGGCGGCATATTAATTTTTCCAAGTTGGGTAAAACATTCTGTAGACGGCAATCTTTCAGACAGCATTAGAATATCAATGAGTTTCAACACTTCAATTGCCATGACAAAAGACAATGACGAACTGGCAAGATTAAACGGCTTCCCTCCATTGACAGAATAAAATATTTGTGTTATTATGTTTTAGATGGCTACATCTAAACAAAAAAAAGTTCTAATAGAAAAAATCAAAAACGATAGAAAGTTTTATGAACTTAGGTTCGAAGCCTATGGTGGAGAAGCAGTAATGGGCCATGTTACTAAAGAAGCCTATAATTATTGGAGCAAGAAACAAGTCAAATTAGGTGAGTATCTTGCAGAATATAGAGACATGAATATGCTTAACAAAGTGCCAAAAAAAGCACAGTTGGAAAAAGATTGGTATGAGCATGATGATATTACACACGCCAGCGGCTGTGAACTATCTGAAACTTGTACTTTGTATATTGACCAATATGATAAAGATTTTAAATTTGAGGACACCATTCACACTATTCCATTAGGTTATGAAGAATTAGGCAAATACGGAATCAAATGTATTGAGACTGGAACCTTTGATGCCGACCATTTAGCAGTAGAAAATAAACATTACCTGTTTGGTCAGAGTTTTGAAAAGGGTGTTTGGTATACAGAAGAAAAGATTAAGGCTGGCCCACATGGTTTGCATTTGGATCAAATACATCTAGAATATCAAGAAATTGAAGGCTGGCCCGTAATATGCCATGTTCAATATGATGGAGTTGAATATCATCTTACAGCAGATACACGAGGCAAATCATTTACAATTGAAGTCAGGGAAGGATATCAAAGCAAAGATTTTGGTAAAATTAATAACACAAATCCATGGATTGACTCTTGATTTTTCTTGGTAAGTTATTATATAATACAGTATCACAAGCAATTAAGGTGATAAATAATAATGTAAGTTGCTTGATAGGACTTACATTTACATTAACTTGCTTAACAAGGAGGAAAAGCGATGACAAATAAAGCACTATCTATATTCAATCAATTAAGACCTGTAACAGTAGGATTTGACAATGTGTTCGATCATTTCGAAAGAATGATGGGCGATCACAATTTCAATCAAATGACTGCTACAAACTTCCCACCATACAACATAGTGAAGACTGGTGAATACACTTATGACGTGGAACTTGCACTTGCAGGTTTTTCAAAAGACGACATAGATGTAGACTACAAAGACAATATGTTGACTGTTAAATCTAAGGAAAAATCTAAAGATGCAGACGTGGATGGTATGCTTCACAGAGGAATCAGTAAGAGATGGTTTGCAAAATCATTTACTATTGCTGACGATGTAGAAGTAAAAGGAGCAGAACTTAAAGATGGTTTGCTAAAAATATCTATGGAAAGAATTGTTCCAGAAGGTAAGAAAGCAAGATCAATCGAGGTAAAGTAACTTGAAATATGGGTAGGGTGGCAACACCCTGCCTAACTAACAATAAGAAGGAAATATGACAACTGATTTAGAAGTAAAAGTAGACTCGAAAGTAAAACAGATTTTGAAAACACCAAAAAATTATACCGTTATCATTCTAAATGATGAAGTTACACCAATGGATTTTGTTATTGAAATTATGGTTAAAATTTTCAAACACACTCTAGAAACAGCCAAAGACTTAACAATCAAGATTCACAAGGAAGGTTCTGCAGTAGTAGGATTATATACATATGAATTAGCAGAACAAAAAGGAACTGAAGCCACTAACGAAAGCAGAGACCGAGGATTTCCTTTACAAATAAAAATAGAACAAGAATGAAAAAATATCACTTTTGGGTAACACTGGAAAACAAAGCACCAATGAAAGTAGCAGAAGAAGGCAGAACAGCATCAGAAGCCAAATCAATTGTTGAAAGTAGATTTCCAAATGCCAAGGTAATGTTTGCGGAAGGATTTTAATGGGACTGAAAGAACTAACAAAAGAAGTACACCAAGACGCTGAACGACAAGGATTTGTTAAAGTATTAATGAGTGGACAAATGAGTGAAGAATTGTATGCAGAGTTCTTGTACAATCAACACGCAATATACAATCTATTAGAAGCCTGTGCAATGTCGCATGGACTATTAAATGACTTTCCACAAATACGCAGAGCACCAAGTATATTGGCTGACTTCCAAGAACTATGGAAAAAAGAAGATATGCCAGAACTTGCTCCTAGCACTGAAAAATATATTCAACACATGGCTACAATCAAAGAGGATCCTAAAAAATTAATGGCTCATATCTATGTGAGACACATGGGAGATTTAAGTGGTGGACAAATGATTAAAAAGAGAGCACCAGGCAGTGGCACAATGTATGAGTTTGGTAGAGCAGACATTAAAGAAATTAAAGAAAGAATCAGAAATAAAACAGATGACAGTATGGCAGACGAAGCCAAACTATGTTTTCAATCTGCTACAGAATTATTCAAAGACTTACACAATGCCGAAGAAAAAAAATAAAGACTTTCCAGGCAACTTAATCAGAGTTAAAATCTTAGAAGACGAAATCAAATATTTTAAAAGTTTAATTCAAGAAACTGATACAGGACATATCTATACAACAATAGACAGTTTAGAAACAAGAGTAAAAGCATTGAAAGGTATAGAGACCGACGATCCATTCATATCATGAGTATTATTTGGGACACATTAATAGACTGTAAAGAACAAATTATAACAGAGTTTGATTCTCGAGGTAAAGAAATACAAGAAGAAGGCATGGCTCAATTCAATCAACCAGACAATGGTTGGATCAATAGAGTATGGCAAACAGAAGATTGCAGACGTTGTCATATAGATGTTGTAGATGCTAGAGAGTCTAAAGGTTTATGGATGATGCACGTGTGTATCTTTCCTAATTTGGATAACAATGGTCCTATATATGGATTTGATGTGATTGCAGGTAAAAACAAAATGACTGGTGCTTTCCATGATTTTAGTAAAAGTTCAGGTGGAGAAGATCACCCGTTAATAGATTGGTTTAAAGAAGCAGTAGAAGAATATGTGCCTAGCAAAAAACGTGAACTACCACAATGGGCATTAAATATTTTTAGCGGTTCAATGGTTGCGGCAGGTAATGTTAGCAGTGAAGAAGAAAGCAAATCCATTGTAGATATGGCATTATCAAATTTAAAAGTATATTTTGATTCCATTGGTGAATACAAAAACACAGCAAAAGAAGAAGATACCACAGAAGCACAGAACTATTACTGCCATAATCAACAACAGAATCCGCATACTCCAAGGGTAATGAAGTCATTAGGACTTAAAGAAGAAGATGTTGAAGTGTTCTGTACAGACGCATTATTTCCAAAAATTCAAAAATAAGTATTTGACATCGACACCTAGTTGTGTTATTATTAACTTATGTTGAAATATCATAATATACAAGACATCAAAGTGAAACTGACTGCCATGAAACAGAAAAGCATGGAAGTAGAAAAAGCAGTTGTTGACAAAAAGCCTGAAGAAGAAATTAATTTTCTTGTAGAAGAAATACAACAGATGGCTATGGAAATTGCAAACGCATAATGATTGTCACAGTTTCGGGCACGAATAGAAAAATCACGGACTTAACTGAAAGTCTTGTGCAATATTGTGCAGATAAATTAAAAATTAAAGATTCAGTTGTGATTGATATTGAATTTTCAAAATCACTGTATAAGGAAGATGGTTTATTAGGTGAGGTTGATTTCGACGATTCCAATCATAATCCAAAAGAATTCACTATCACAGTCGACAGCACAGGATCCAGACGCAGAATGATGGAGACCATAGCACACGAAATGGTGCACGTGAAACAATATTCTAAAGGTGAACTAGTGGATCTATCCAGATCCAATTCAACCAGATGGCAAAACAACATCATCGATAAAAGCACAAATTATTGGGATCTTCCCTGGGAAATAGAAGCACACGGAAAAGAATTAGGACTGTTTATTAGATGGGCTGAGGACAAAGAACTGTCCAATCAAGTCTGGACACAAACACAATAAATTTCATAAACTGCTACTATATTTCGTTTGGAACCAAAAAATATAAATAGCAGTATATTATGAAGAAATACGAAAATTACAGTGCAGACGAACGAGCAGAAGTAAGTCTGTTTGATAATGACGTTCACTATCTCAACGGAGAAATTGAGGCAGAAAATGTCAGCAAAGCAATCAAATGGATCCTGTCTGCAAACCTTTCCAGAAAACCTAAGAGAACATTGACACTGTACGTCAACACAGTTGGCGGAGATTTGTACGAATCATTTGCGTTGATTGATGTGATGAGAAACAGTTATCATCATATTTCTACAATTGGAATTGGTGCTGTGATGAGTGCAGGCTTTATGATATTTGCCAGTGGTAAACAAGGCGAACGTTACATTGGTAAGAACACAGGTATAATGAATCATCAACACAGTGACAACATGGATGCCAAAATGCATGATATGAAAGCACAGATGAAAGAAAATAAAAACTGTGAACAAAGATGTATGCAAATTTTGAGAGATGCAACAGGTATGTCTATTCCAGAAGTGAATGCAAAATTTATTAAGAATCCTTCCGATCAATATTATACAGCCAAACAATTGGTTGATTTAAAAATAGCAGATCACATCTTGTAATAGATGTCTATTTGTTAGTAATCAAAAGTGCTATTTATCTGAATCTGGTTTAGTCAGATCATCTAGGGTGATTATATGGGATTTTGGAAAAGTTGTTGTGCCGTTTTCCGGTTCTTCAATCACACTTTTTGGTTTACGGCGTGACTGATTCTTGATCTGTTTATTGGCTTTTTTCTGCTCTCTCCGAATAACTCTGTCAGACTTTTTAACCATTTTAACATCTCCAAATATATTTAATTACCAGTTGACTTTATGCTCATTTAGTGTTATATTTTAGTTAATTTAGAGCAATCGAAGGTAAAAAATAGAAATAGGAGGCAAATTGAAAATAGAAGTAAGAAACAACAATGTAGAAAAAGCATTAAGGTTAATGAAGAAGAAAATGAAAACATCAGGTGTTTTCCAAGAACTAAAAGATAGACAGTATTATAAAAAGCCTAGCGAAGTGAAAAGAGAAAAGGCAAAAGAGAGAATGGTCAATCTTAAAAAAGCACAAAAATTAAGAAGAAATTTTTTATAGTATGGACGGATGGCTGTATTGGTCGGTTCCGAAGAAAAGAGTTAGCCACTATCTATTTGTTATGTGGATAGCAATTTTTATATTGCCAATTCTTTTTGGATTAAAGTTGACCACACTAGGCTATTTGTTGAATGTAGTTTGGCTTGATTTTATATATTATATAGGTTACAAACGATCACGAGAATTAAAAAACAAACACAAGGATGATGATGGAAACGACACATTTTGATGACAAAGTAACAATAGAATGTTTAAAGAACGGACAAAAAGTTGAAGCGTCTGTTCTATCATTCAGAGAAAATGAATTCCTGACAGCAGTGGTACAGAAAACTGCCAAAATTAATATGCAATGGAACTCATCTAAAAACTTATACATCGGTAGACAGGTTGGTTTGGAGTTTGTCACTGAAGGTCCGCAGAAGTTTGTAAGCAAAAGCGGAAGATAGTTTACAATTTGGTAAACCTACCTTATTGACTATTTCCTTAAAAGAATGTATATTAATGTTAATATGTTAGACATAATAAAAAATATGTTTTCAGATGTATCGAATACCGAGCAGTTGAAAACAAACAAAGGAGTTAGCTCAATGGCTAAGAAAAAAACTATGACTATACAAAAAAGAGTAGAGACTGCTTTACTTAACGGTGAAGCATTAACATCAAGTGCTATTAAAAATAGATTTGGTGCTGGTAATCCAGGTGCAGTAATTCAAGCATTAAGATTCAAAGGTTTACCTGTGTTCTTAAACACTAACAAAAGATCAGGTGTTAAAGTATACAGAACAGGTAAAGCATCTAGAATGGTAGTAGGCTTAGGATACAAAGCATTAGCAAAAGGTGTACAACTATAATTGTATAGTTTTTAACTAGATTAAAAGGCGGCTTCGGTCGCCTTTTTTTATGGCTTGACTTTCAATACGTTAGGCAGTATAATTTAATAAAAAGGATGAAAAATCTATGAGTGAATTTAAACAAGGAATTTTCAATGCTTTACACCTATTAGGTACAAGCAGTTTGGCTTTAGCCATCATCTACACCTTAGGTCATATTGTGATTGCAATGACAGTTGTCAGTCTAATGACGGGTGCCAGTCTTTTCGAAGCAGGTGTTGTGGCTTTAATCGAACCTAGTATAAATGGTGTGTGGTTCTATGTGCTTCATAAAGTTTGGCGTAAATTTAGCAAAGATCCAAAAGCAAAAGCATTCGACGAGTAAAACATAATAAAATAACCTTAGGCTGGATATGCCGATAACAGAGGATATAAGATGAGCAAACACGCAGATATTGTTAATGAACAATATAATCATACAGAGAGTAATTTCGTATCTCTACAAACACGTATAACAGAAGCATTCAAACTAGCACCAAAATTTGAAGCACAACTTGAAGCAGTTGTAGAAGAATTCAAAAGACGTAATAAAGACAATTGGTCTTCATTCAGTGAGATGGCATTGGTACAGGCAATTCCTGTAGATTTTAGTAAAATACTAATTGACTCAACAATGCAACGTCCATTGAATATGCGTCATGTGTTAAAGATCCTAAACTATTTCAGTCAAACTATGGTAATGCCTATACAGGTTTACAAAGAAGGCGACAACTATATTGCTTGGGACGGACAACACACCAGTATTGCACTCTACCTTATACTCACAAAAGTATTTGGTGAACTTCAAGCAAACACAATGATTCCTGTAAACATTTATCCAGTAAAACAAAAACTAGAAATTCGTAGGAACTTCATTTTACTAAACGGTGATGCTAAAGAAAAGTTAGATTTTATCGATACGTATCGTCAAATGGTTTACGGCGCCATAATTGATAACAGTGATGATCCAATTTGGCAGGACACTGCTAAAATTAATGACTTGCTTAAAGACGCAGGTCTATTTGCTACACACGAAAAGTTTGGTGACGAAAGAGAGTCAGGTGCATTCACATTGTTAGCAGATACAATTATGACCAAGAAGTTGGAAAAACGTAAAGACGTTGATGTTACTCGTATGTTTGCCAAGTATTGGGTTTATATAAATGAAGAACGTCCAGTACAAGCCAAAGAAGCAAGAATGCTTTATGAATACTTTGATGCTTGTTTTAAAGATGGGTTGAAAATAGATGACAAGTATCTACTAGACTTCGCATTATTTTGTAAAGAATACTTTGAAGCCAATTGGAGTGAAACAGGATCGTTCTGGAGCAAGGCAAAACTGTCATATGAAACTTGGTATAAGAAAGCAAATCCAGAAGAGTTTGAAGAAAATGGTTTAAAAGGCTTTACAACAGAACCACGTTTTGGTGTTCCGTTTCTTATTGCACAAATTAAGAAAAGCACTAAACTTAAAACACCCAAGTACAAACATCTGTATGCAGTTGACAAAACGGATCTTTGGTAATGATTCGTAATCCAGACAAAGACAAGTTCAAAAGTTCTGCTGTCTTAACAGAACAACAACTTAAAGGAAACACCTGTATGTTGCAAGACTGTGACAACAAGTTGAGTATGTATGAAGGGCCAGGCAGTCAAACATTGTGTAGAGAACATCAATTGGAATGTGTAGAATATGGTGGCATGGGTAAAGCAGAAAGACCACACACGTTCTACAGAGGTTGGGATTGTGTTAAATGTGGCTATGATCCTAGAACAGACGAATTAAGATTTGGATACATTGATGATGAATATCACAAGTTAAGAGCCATGCGTGGTGTAATGCATGGTGACCATATACATCTTAAAAGTAGGGGCGGAGATGACTCCAAAAGCAACATTCAAACCCTGTGCGTTCTGTGTCATATGGCAAAAACCTATGGTGAAAAGGACTATTTGGGCACAAAAAAGTTGCCCACAGACAAAAAACCCGCATAGACTGGGACTTCTTTAATCACATTTTTGGTTGACTTTTTGGTAGTTCAGACTGTATAATAATATTATAACAAGGCAACAACAGAGAGGCACAAATGCAAACACAAATAGACACATACATAGAAAACATTAAAAAAGATTATGTTGGTTGGAACAATCCAAAAACAGAAACAGAAAGAACTGTTAGAGACAATATGGTTAAAGAGTTCTGTGAAAGTATCACAGTAAAACCGGGCAAGAAATATATTAAAGTAATGACTGGTAATCATGGTAGTGGTAGATCAGTTCATTCGTTTATAGCAAGTAAAGACTTTGTATCTTCTAAAGGTGTAGAGTTTAAAAAAGGTGATATCCTAAAAGCGGCAAGTTGGGCAATACCGGCTCTGAATGCTCCAAGAGGTAACATTTTTGGTGAGTACATTGTTAAATGGACAGGTGCTTGTTATATGAATGGTCAAAAACAATTGATGGTTTAATGAGCAAACTGATAGACGAACAAATGGACAAAATGTACAAACACTTTAAAAAAATAACAGGAGAAAAAAAGATGATAAAAGAAGATGTAAAACAAGTAGTTAAATTTGTAAACGCAAAAGTAGAACCAATGACAATGTGGGGAGTAGCCAAAGAGGCGGCTGTTGATGCCGTGGACACATATATGGAAGGTAAAGAAGAACCTATGTATTGTGGATTTGCTAATATCTCAATAAGACCTGCACAAGGTAAATTTGTTGGTTGGTTAAAGAAACAAGGTATTGGTAGCAATGGTTATAGAGGTGGTTGGAGAGTATCCTACTACGATATTATGCCAGAGAATCATCAGTACAGAAGATGTCAATCTTTAGACATTAAAGAAGTGGCTTGTGATGCCTTTGCAAAGGTATTAGAAGAACAGTATGGTTTGAATGTAATGAGCGAAAGTAGAGCAGACTAATTGGTTGACTTTTTGGTCATTAGAAACTATAATAATAAAATAAGGCAAATTAATTAAGGCAACATAAAGGGCACATATGAAAAACACAATATACGTACTAGAAGGCACTTACAGAAAAACTTCAGTAGAAAATCAAACTTTCCAACTTGTAAAAGGTTATCAACCACACCCTCACAAAGAAGGTGGATTCATTACAGTTAAAATAGAAGACCTGGCAAAATATCCAGGTGCTACTAAAAAACAAATTAGAATTAATGTAGAGAATGAGAATCAATTAAGAGACTCTGCTCCTGAACAACCTAAAGAAGAATCAGATGCAGAAACTGTTGAAAGAATGAGACAACGATTTGATATTTTAACAGACATGACTAAAGCCACTAAAAAAGGCGACGTGAGAGCAATGATAGTTAGTGGCCCTCCAGGTGTTGGTAAATCATTTGGTGTTGAGCAAGTGCTTGACAGATATGGAGTTGTGAGTACACTAGGTAACACAAGACCCAAATATGAAGTTGTAAAAGGTGCAATGAGTCCTATAGGATTATATTGTAAATTGTATAACTTTTCTGATGCTGACAATGTGTTGGTGTTTGATGACTGTGATTCTATATTGTTAGATGATTTAAGTTTAAACATATTGAAGGCGGCATTGGATTCTAAGAAGACTAGAAAAATATGTTGGAACACAGACTCGCATATGTTGAGAAGAGAAGGTGTGCCTGATACTTTTAACTTTGCTGGGTCAGTTATTTTTATTACAAACATTAAATTTGATAATGTAAAGAGTAAGAAATTAAGAGATCATTTAGAAGCATTGGAAAGTAGATGTCATTATATTGATCTTACAATTGATACTATCAGAGAGAAGATATTAAGAATTAAGCAGATTGTCACAGATGGTATGCTAAAAACATATTCACTACCAAAAGATACAGAAGATTCTATTGTATCATTTGTAGATGAAAACAAAAGACAATTGAGAGAAATCAGTCTTAGAACTGTGCTTAAAATTGCTGATTTGGCAAAAGCCTTTCCAGAAAATTGGAAAGATATGGCAAAACAAACAGTATTAAAACCAGTATAGGAGTTGACTTTGATGCCAAAAGATAATAAAATTAGTACAATGAGAACACAACCGCAAGAAATTATTGCTAAACTAGAAGCAGACAATAGCAGGTTAGCAAAAGAAAAGATATTGCTAGAAGCAATGAACGAAGGACTGGATGAATTCTTTGAAGGTTTGAAGATGTGTTTGGATAAACTTTATACTTTTGGCGTTAAACAAGTGCCTACAAAAGATGAAGTTATTTCTGCACAAGGTTGTAAATGGGAAGTATTCAAAGAACTAGCAGAAAGATTACACGCAAGAGAACTTACGGGTCATGCGGCAAGAGATGCCATTGAACTTGTAATGAGTTCGGCGACAGCAGAACAATGGAATGGTTTTTATAGAAGAATATTAATAAAAGATTTAAGATGTGGAGTTTCAGAAAAAACTGTAAACTCTGTGGCTAAAAAGAATAAGTTTGGCAAGTACATGGTGCCCGTGTTTACTTGCCAACTTGCCCATGACAGTACAAACCATGAAAAGAAGTTGGTGGGTAAGAAGATGTTGGAAGTAAAATTAGACGGAGTTAGAGTGGTTACTATTGTTTATCCAGATGGTAAAGTGGATATGTTCAGTCGTAATGGAAAAGAGTTTACTAACTTTGGACACATACAAACACAAATTAGTGATGTTGTTAAATCCAGTCCACCACCATACCCAGTTGTATTAGATGGTGAAGTGATGAGTGAAAACTTTCAAGACTTGATGAAACAGGTACATAGAAAGAGCGGAGGTACAGCCAAAGATGCAGTGCTTCATTTGTTTGACTTTTTACCATTAGAAGATTTTAAAAAAGGTGCTTGGGACAAAACACAGACGTTGAGAACTCAAATGTTAAAAGCCTGGTATGAACAACACAAAACCAATTTAGACGCCGTTACAGTGCTGGACCATGAAATTGTGGACTTAGACACACCCGAAGGTCAAAAGACTTACACAGAGGTGAATAAGAGGGCCGTACAGGGAGGTTATGAAGGTATTATGATTAAAGATATTGATGCTTCGTATCAATGCAAAAGAAGTCATGCTTGGTTAAAATTAAAGCCATTTATAGAAGTAAGTTTAGAAATTAAAGCCACAGAAGAAGGCACAGGAAGAAATGTAGGCAAATTGGGTGCATTGATTTGTGAAGGTTTAGATGATGGCAAATTAATTAAAACAAATGTAGGTTCTGGGTTATCAGATGATAATAGAGATCAGTTTTGGAAAAACAAAGAACAATTAGTAGGTCAAATCGTAGAAGTGAGAGCAGACGCTGTCACAAAGAATCAGGATAGCGAACAAGAATACTCATTAAGATTTCCAAGATTTATGAGATTCAGAGGATTTGAAATTGGTGAAAAAATCTAAAGTGATTGCAGTAGGATATGAAAATATAAGATTAGAACCTTGGAACGGACCTCCATACATTTACTCTGTAAAAGTAAATGGCAAAATAAAACGAATGAGTGGATTTGATGAAGAACATATTAAGAATCAACTGTATCCAAAAAAAGCCACAATGATTAGAAAGATTAAAGATGTATAAACCATTACCAGACGGCATAACAATAAAAGAGTCAAGTGTACAAGGCTTGGGGTTATTTGCTACAAAAGATTTTGATCAAGACGTAGTACTAGGCATTGTGCATATTATGAATAAAAATTTTTCGCATGGAGCAATTAGAACTGCCTTAGGTGCATTTTACAATCATTCAGATAACCCTAATTGTAAGAATCTTGCAGGCTTCTGGCATCAACTGCCAGTAAAATATCTAGTAACAACAAAGCCTATTAAGGCAGGCGACGAACTGACTGCAAAATATTCTTTGTATAATGATTTTAAGGACCAGTGGTAATATAGATGGCTAAAAAGAAATACAATGCATACGATCATATGGCTCAATTAGGTAAAGTGACTGGCTTACTAGAAGCACAGACTAAAATTCAAAACCAATTGATTAAAGAACAAAAAAAATTAAAACTATTAGAACATTTAAAATTAGTGAAGAATATTAAAAATGACTAAAGAAGTAGACATAATAAAGAAAGCAATGGCGGACAACAAGAAAGTTTTCTTGAAAGAGATGAAACAACTCAACAATAAGATTGATGATTTGGACAAGCGTCTATCCAAACATATTGATTTTATAGAAAGGGTGTATGGACCGTTATCAAACAGTATTGACAAGTTCAAGAAATTTTTTAGATGATATGAATTATAGTTCTAGTCAGTGTGGTTGGTGTAATAGATTGCGTAACTGGGCAATAGATGTTGCCACGGTCCTGTTCAACGATTCTAGAAATGACCTTAGAGCATTGCCTAAAACAGTTAGATTACAATTACTTGTTACTTTAAGTTTTATTTGGTCCACTGCCTTTACCATTTACATATGGGGAATGATGAGAGTTGATATATGGTTAGGTTGGTTTGGTGGTCACATTGCGATAATATTTGCGTCATATGTTACATTCAAACAATTCCATGGAGCAAGTAAAAGATATATTGATTATAGATTTGATGGCTATCATTCGGGTGGCAGAGCAAGAGGAGGAATGATTGGCATTGATGGTACAAGAGTTGAATTCGATCCAGATGATCCAGGAGGTGAACATGAATAAGATTATTGATCCAAAGAATCCACATACAGTGGGAAAGAGTGCATGGAATTTAGGAAATCATGTATTGATTATTCTATTTGTTTCAGCAATAATTTTTGTGATTAAAGCAAGTTATGGGTAAGAAAGAATTAGATCAATTTGAAATAGAGGCAAAGACTTCCGGTGGAGCAGTCTATGAACTTGGTGTTAAAACTTCCAAACACGACAAAGCCGTTAGAAGACTGGCACAACCACTGATGGCAAAACATTGGAAAGACAGTGTAACCAATCTACATAGAATTTATAAGGTAGCAGAATATCTACACGAAAGAACAAAGAGATTAAAATGAAACGACATGACATATTTTCTGTCCCCATATGGGAGTTCACATACAGTGAAGCAGAAACATTTAGAGAAAAAATTGTTCCGTTGTTTAAAAACATTGAAAAGAATAATCCAAATAAAGACATGACGTACACCAAAGAAGGTTACACCAGTTATGGTCCAATCACTAACATACTAGATTATGATGAGTGTGCAGAAATGAAAAATTTTATTATGGGCAATATAGTTGACGCAGTAAAAGATTTAGGATTGGAAGGATATTGTAATATGACCGGCAGTTGGTTTAACAACAATAGAAAATACAGCAGTCATGGTCCACACAATCATATTCCAGACACAATAAGCGGAATCTATTATGTACAAGCAGAGGAGAATGATGCAAGAATTACTTTTCATGACCAGAACAAAATAAGTAATTGGCCCTGGAAAGCACCAGCAATGATGAGTGATCTCACAAACAGAACACACAGTTTCAAACCCAAAACTGGCAGACTGTATCTATTTCCAAGTTATGTTGAACATTCTGTTGAACAACAACTATCAGACAATGAAAGGATTAGCATTAGTTTTAATGCTTTCGTAAATTAATGGAGTTAATTGTATTTGCCACAGTGTTCACATTACTAGTTTTATTAACAGGATATATAGGACCAAGAAGATGAAATCATATACTGTAGACATCAAGAGAGGCGATAAAATAGAAGTTGGAAGATTTAGAAATGTTCTAGCCACAGTGCTAAACATTGAAACAGACGAGCACGGACAGCCTGTAATTGTTACTTCAAAAGGCAAAAAGAAACTTTTTACTTGTAGAATTACAAAACTTTCTCCTGGTGCAAAGACCCCAAAACAAATTCTTTTAGAAGGCAAAAGAAAGAAAAAGACTTGATTTTTCTCTGAAGAGACTATATAAGGTTATAGTATGAGTGAAATTCAAGAGATAAAAAAACCTACAATTCAGGAACGAATTCAAAAAAGGGTTCATGAAATATTGGAACCAATTGAAGTTTGGTTGGATAGATATGTGATTCAACCTGATAAATTTAACCCTGATAAATTTAAATTAATAGATGTGTTCAAGAAAGAACAAGTGGGCGGTGTACACGCAAGAAAGATCATGGAAATGTACGAACCTCAATATCAAGAATACAAAGACTTGTTATTATTAAGAGAAAAAAATTTAAAGTTTAAAGAAATAACAGATGAAGAAGACAACGATTCTGAGGAAAGACAACTGTTGGAATCATATGAAGATGTTGATAATGACATAATCCAAAAAGGAATCAAAGCATACGATAATATTTTTGAAGCCTGTGATAGAATGATAGCAATTGCCAATGCTAATCGCAAGCCAAGAAAGAAAAAAGAGAAATCACCTGAGAAATTAGTATCTAAAATGCAGTTCAAAGCAGAAGAAGAAAAATTATCGCTCAAATCAATTGATGCAACAGAAATTATATATGCTGAACAACTTTGGGTATACAATACCAAGACTAGAAAACTAGGGCATTACAAAGCAAAGGTGTTGGACCCAAGAGGATTGAGCCGACCAGGAACAGGCTTAACAGTTAAAGGAACATCCATAAAAGGCTTTGATGAAGAACACAGTGTTCAAAAAACACTCAGAAAACCCGAACAGCAGTTGAAAGAGTTTGCTGATTCAGGCCCCAAGAAGGTAGTAGAGCTATTTGACGCTATTAAAACAATGGGTATTAAACTGAATGGACGTGTTAATTCTGAAGTCATTTTGTTAAGAGCAGTTAGATAAATAACTGTGTATGAGCATTAGAGACGACATAATTTCAATTAAAAACGGATTAGTTACATTGGGCGATGCAATAGAAAGCCTAAGTGTACACGCATCTGCTGACGAAACAGTTGTAAATTCTAGCAAATCAGTAAATTTTGCTGGTTCAGAAAAAACGCCAATCTATGGCAAAGGTTTACAATGGAGCGGATTTGGCAACACAAAGATGTTGAACTTCCAAGCAAACCCAGATAGATTATGGAGTTCAAACACTTTAGACTTACACAGAGATGCACATTACTCAATTGATAACACAGTTGTTCTTTCATCAGAAGAATTAGGACCAACAGTTAAAAATTCAAATTTAAGATCAGTTGGTGTATTAAACGGATTAGCAGTAAATGGTGATATGAACCTTGATCAGTTTGTGTTCTGGAATTCAGGAATGAACAGATTAGGTGTTGGTATTGAAGCAGGTAATGGACAATTATCTGTTGCTTCTAACTATGTTGAATTTAGAGTTCAACCTAATGAAGTAGATGCTGAAGTTGGAACATACACAACACACGATTTAAGAATTCAAACAGATAGTACAGACAGAATACTTGTAAAAGCAAACGGTGATGTTACTATCGGTACACAAGGTGGAACAGATAAAAAAGTCAAGATACACGGAAAACTTGCAGTAGGCATCAACAACATAAGAGATGATGCAGACTTTGAAGTAGCCGGTCCAGTAAGAATGGAAGGAAAACGTTTCAGTGTTGCAGATGACATACCAACAGTTGGTGTTCATGCTAAAGGTGACATTGTTTGGAATTCTAATCCTGTACCAGGTAGTGTAGTTGGCTGGATATGTGTTAACACTGGCACTCCAGGCGAATGGAAATCTTTCGGAAATATTTCACAATAAAAAGATCAGTAGGCATATGGGAATGGCTCGGAAGAGTTGCACCATTGACTGCCTTGATGATTCTTTGTATCATACTGGCATTTGATTTTACATCTTGGATCAGTTATCTTGTATCTGCAATAGCATTGTTATTTGCCATTACAGCATTCACATGGTGGTGGTGGGTAATTTATGCAGTCAAAGACATATTTAGATTGTTGAACAGTGCGAACAAAAGATTTGCTGAAGTGTTGGTGGAACTTAAAAATATCAAAAAAGATACAATCAAAATTAAAAAAAGAAATAAACGTTAATAATCAAACAATTTATTTTTGTATTCCACAGTCATGTTGTTGTAGTAACTGCCTTTGGCAAGATTTTTCCTAGCACCATTTAATTTTTTTCTTTGTTGCACTAGTAATAAATTGTGCTTGCCATTACCTGTTAATATGTTTTTTATTTTAGTTTTGGCTTGTCTATGATCTGGCAAAAACACAAATTCAGGATATTGTTTTTTCAACTTTAATGCATAAGTTTCTAAACCTGACTTACTAATTTTTTTTGGAAACACAAATATAGTGACTTCTTGATGACATTTGTCAACATCAATGAGCATTTTTTCACACTCAACAATGGACCATGATGCATTTTTGGCATAAGGACAGATTGAAACTCCATTAAGACTTTTTTGTGGTTTTACAATTTTAGCCATCCACTCGACCACATCTGTGTAAATAGAACTGTTCATTATAAAAGTATTTAATATGTTAGTAATAGGAAATGGCGAGAGTCGAACAGAACTTGATATAGAATCATTCAACTTACCCACAGTTGGTTGCAACGCAGTATTTAGAGATGTAAAAGTAGATCATTTGGTGTGCTGTGATAGACGTATGGTTCGTGAAGCCATCAATCACGTAAACACTCAACAGAGTTGTGTGTACACTAGACAGGACTGGTATGAAGATTTTGATGTGATGCCTGTGCCTGATTTGCCTTATAATGGTGAACTGAGACAAGATGATCCTTGGCATTGGGGAACGGGGCAGTTTGCTTTGTTGGTTGCTTTACAGTATGCTGTCACAGAACATATTCATATTGTAGGCTTTGATCTGTTTGGTATAGAAGGATATGTGAACAATGTCTACAAAAATACCAAATCCTATGATGTCAGTTCAAAACAACAAGTGGATCCATCGTATTGGATATATCAAAATAAGAAAATATTTGAACATTATCCCAAACAAAAATTTAATTACTATGTGGAGGAAAATTTTCCATTACCAGAAAGTTGGAAAAATATACCAAATTTAAAAATTATTCCATTGACAGACTTGGAAAAAAACATTATAATTTAAACAATGAGGACTTTAAAAACGTCGACCCTCTTTAAATACTCCGCCGTTATAACAGGAGAAAAATATGAGCAAACATTATAGTACAAAACATTATGGACACAACATTGGTTTATCAGCAGTGTTCAGACAACCTAACGCAGATCATTCGCATTGTCATTTTTTGCATGGATACAGTCTAGCATTTACATTTACATTTGGTTGTGATAAATTAGACAACAAAAACTGGGCAGTGGACTTTGGAGGATTGAAACCTCTTAAGGCATGGCTGACAGATTCATTTGATCACAAACTTTGTTTAGATGTTAATGATCCACATTTGGAAAAATTTAAAGAACTTGAAGCACTGGACTTGGCAGACATTAGAATGTTCGATGGTGTTGGTGCAGAAAAATTTGCCGAACACGCCTTTAACTTTGCAGACAAACTTATACGTGAAGCAACAGACAATCGTTGTTATGTAGTGAAAGTTGAATGTGCTGAGCATGGAGCCAACAGTGCAATCTACGAAGGCTAATGATCAATTACATTGTTTGTTTAAAATGGGGTAACAAATATGGTCCGGAGTATGTTAATACACTGGAACAAATGGTACGAAGGTATTGTACTTTACCATTTGAATTTGTTTGCTTCACAGAAAATCCACAAGGACTAAACAGCACAGTTAAGGTGATGCCTATTGCACAAAGTTATGGTGTAAATGGTTGGTGGCATAAACCTTTGTTGTTCAATCCCAGTTTACCTTTAGAAGATCCACAAGGCACAATTTTGTACATTGATCTTGATGTGATTGTTTTTAGAAGCATAGACAAACTGTTGACCTACAAGCCTAACGAATTTTGTGTGATTAGAGACTTCAACAGATGTAATAATCCTAAATGGGATAGATTTAACAGCAGTGTGGTCAGATGGAATATTGGTCAACATCCTCAAATTTATAGAGATTTTATTAGTAACCCTGCCGCACCTGTGCGTAGATTTCATGGAGATCAAGATTGGTTGTATGCTCAAGTGAAAAATGATTTTAATTTTTGGCCCGACGAGTGGGTAATGAGTTACAAATGGGAGATGCGAGGAAAACCACCTATGGTAAGAAAAAAAGACGGGACAAAAGATTTTATATCTCCAGGCATACCAAATATACACCCACAAACATCTGTTGCTGTGTTTCACGGAGACCCACAACCTAAAAATTGCCAGGATCCATGGTGCAAGGAGAATTGGAAATGAATTACAATATAGCAAATATGTTCGCAACACCTGTGTTAAAATTTGACTTTGCCAATCACAAAGACAACACAAAACTTTTAGAACTGATTGAATCTTGGGACACAGGATCACACGCATTGGTATCTGGTGCTCAAAGCAGTTACATGAAAAGCGACAAACACATTCTTGATCATGAAGATTTAAAAGACTTGAAAGCAGATTTGCAAAAAGCAGTTGATATTTACTGTGACAAAGTAGGACTTGGCAACAACGTAAAAATTAGCATGAGTTGGTTTAATGTTCTAGAAAAAGGTCAAAGTGTAAATTTACACAGACACGAAGTCAGTGTGTTGAGTGCGGCATATTATGTAAAAGCAGATAAAGACAGTGCAGGACTAAATTTTAAAAGTCCAATTGATCCTTATAGAATGCACGAGTATTTTGTTAAGAACACAGAGTACAATGTTAAAAATGTTGAAGTGGCTTGTGAACAAGGCACATTATATCTATTTCCTAGTTGGTTAGAACATTATACCAATCCTAATCAAACAGATAAAAGAATAACTATTTCCTTCAATACAATGTATGTTTAAGTTTGACACATACCAAAATTTGTGTTATAATAGAGCATGACTAGACGTATTGGATTTTGCTGTCAATGGTTCCACCATGATAGAACTCTTAAAAAGAAACAATTAGAAGAAATTGAAAGACCAATGAACACACGTTCAACTACTGTGCGTTGGTTAAATGAACACAAAGACGAAGCAGAAGCAAAACTAGATTTTGTATTCAAACACAACATACAAGGTATTAAAAATTTAATCCTTAAAGTTTCCACACTGCCTAAAAGCAGACGTATGTGTAGAATTTCATCTCCCATATTACCTGTAGCAACGCAGGCTGATTGGAGATACTATTGGGACAAACCCGAGATAATAAAATATTGTGAAAAACATTTTGCTGAAGCAGGCGACTTGGCAAGATTGCATGATGTAAAGATCAGTTTCCACCCAGGACAATTTACTGTACTTGCATCTGAGACTCCAGACATTGTGGATCGTAGCATAGATGAATTTGAATATCATGTGAACATGGCACGTTGGATGGGATTTGGTAAATCATTTCAAGATGGTTGTAAAATTAATGTACACATCTCTGGTAGACAAGGTCCTCCAGGTATTATAAAAGCATTACCTAGACTGTCGCCTGAAGCAAGAAACTTGATCACCATAGAGAATGACGAAATGGGTTGGGGATTAGAATCCAGTTTGGAACTAGAAAAACATTGTGCCTTGGTACTAGACATACATCATCATTGGGTGCGTACAGGAGAATATCTACAAGCCACAGACGACAGAGTGAAAAGAGTTGTGGACTCATGGCGTGGTGTTAGACCTACCATGCACTATTCTTATTCAAGAGATGAATGGTTGACACCTGCATACAGTGATGTAGATACTATGCACACTGGCTTTCATGACATGGAAACACTTTTATCTAAAGGTTGTAAGAAACAAAAATTGAGAGCACACAGCGAACGATTACCAAATCGTGCTGTGAATGAATGGGCATTGAGTTTTCTACCGCAACTAGACATACAAGTTGAAGCCAAGATGAAGAATCAAGCGGCGGAAGATTTACACAATCAGGCTGTTGAGTTGGGTTTAGTATAACGATAAATATCGTTATGAAACTAGAACAATTTACTGAATCAAAACAAAATAGAGAATCAAAACTAGAAGTGGTGAAACTGCCTTTCAAAATGAAAGAACTATCACCTGTATTATCTGAAGCAAATATAGATTATCATTACAATGTATTAACCAAAGCATATGTGAGAAGATACAATGATGGTGAAGGTGATGCAGATTTTAATTACGGTGGAGCGAAACTTCACAATATGTTTTGGTTACAATTACAAGCACCTCGTCCAGGTAACAAACCAACTGGTGAAATTAAAACTTTAATAGAATCAAAACACGAATCATTTGAAGCATTCAAAAAAGAATTAATTAGATCAGCAATGACCATACAAGGTTCAGGCTGGGTGTATGTTGCCAAAAATGGTAATATCAAAACTACACCAAATCAATCATACAAAACAGACATTCTAATGCCTGTAGATATGTGGGAACATTCATTTTCGGATTATGTTCCTGCTAAAGATGCCAAGAAAAAATACATTGAAGGTATGATGAGAATAATTAATTGGGAGTCAATAAATTTAAGACTACAATCTTAAAAAAAAGGAGACTAATATGATCAATCAAGTACAAAAATGGATTAATGCCAGAATCAAAGAAAGAACAACACTAGATGGTGCTCTTTTAATTGCGGCAGGAATTTGTTTTTTAATATTCAAACCGATCGCTTCGATTGTTGCTTATGCGGCAATTGTGTATGGTGGTTGGACTATTTGGAAATCAGAGTAATCACAATTTACTGATAGGAATGTCACTGGATGCATTCATACCCAAAACCTGTCTTTGTTTTACACCTTGTTGTTGAGCAAAACGTTTTGGGTCGCATTCAGAACACACGTGTTTATAAAAAGTAGATAGACGCTTTTTTTCAACTTTGCCTTTGGCTCTTTTAAATTCTTTCTCACACGCATCACATTTAAAGACATGAAACGTTTTAGTGCGTTTGCATTGGTGTTTCACACCTAGTTTGCTCACACGTTCTGTCTTGGATACTGCAATTTTTTCACCTAAATACATACAGGTATTTACATTAGCATTTGTAAAAATTCCATAAATACAACAAACGATAACATTGCATTATGGCTATTTTAACACTGACAAGCACTGCACAGACGCAAATTAAGACACTGTGCGAAAAAAACAGCAAGTATGCTGTTAGATTGGGTATTAAAGGCGGTGGATGTGCTGGTTTTTCCTATGATTGGAGTTTTGCTGATCAATCACAAATTGAATCAGGAGATGAACTAATCGAAGTTGATGGTGGGAAATTAGTGATAGATACCAGTAGTGTGATGTTCTTGTTTGGAACTGAGATTGATTACGTTAATGAAGTATTTGGTTCACAGTTTCAAATCAACAATCCAAACACCAAGAGTGCTTGTGGTTGTGGAGAAAGCATTCAATTTGATATGGACAGAGTAAATGGCTAAACAGTTTATTAATATTGGAATAGAAGGGAACGATGGTACTGGTGATAGTATCAGAGATGCGTTCAATAAATCCAATGAAAACTTTACAGAGTTATATGCTGTATTTGGACAAGGTGGACAAATAGGTTTCACTTCATTGTCTGATACACCTGATCAATTGGGTGCAAACAAAATTCCTGTAACAAACGCGGCTGGTACGGCAATTACAATGAAAGGAATATCTGGTACAGGTATTTCTGTGGACTTTACAGATCCTAACAATCTTTTACTTACAGTTAATTCAATTGATATCAGCACAGACACTGCACCAGACTTTGGTGGACCATTAAATGCCAATGCTTATGCAATTGGTAATGTAGGCATCAGTCAATCAGCAGTAGATGATTTCAACAGCACACATGGAACAAGTATCACTGAAGACGATTTAGTTATCGATAAAGGTTATGCAGATAGAAGATATCTTAGAAGTTCAGGAGTTGGTGGTGTTGCTGGAGAAGTTAGAATTCGTCCAGAGCCTGCCAATGCAACTGAATACACAAAAACAATTTCTGCCTATGTAAGTGGAAATTTAAATATTCCAACACACGGATTCACAACAACATCGAATGGTTTACCTTTTGTTTACAATTCAACTGGAACAGATGCCAACAATGTTACAAGTGGACAAAATTATTTTATTAGATATATTGATGCTAACACAATTTCTTTACACACATCATCTGCAGAAGCAACCAATGACAATGATGCTACAAGAATTAAAATTACAGTATCAGGTGGTACTGGCACACAAACAATAACTGACGGAGCATACAACAGTTCACTTTCAGGAAATTATCTTTCAACTGAAGCAATACAAAGAACATCAGCAGTAAGACGTCAAGGTGACACAATGACTGGTGCTCTTTATTTGAATGATCACCCAGGAGATTTAGCAGGAACAGGAACTCCAAATGGTGCTGACGATTTACAAGCGGCTTCAAAATTTTATGTTGACACAACATCATATGCTTCTACAACAAATTTATTTGTAAGCCAAGATGGTGATGACACAATGTCAGGAGTACCTGCTGACAAATATGGTAGATCATTGGCATATGCTTACAAAACTCTTTCTAAAGCGGCTCAAAGAGCAGAACAAATTATTGAAACATCTCCATTTGAAGCAGGACCGTACACGCAAATAATAACTTACGGTAGTGGTTCAGGAAATTCTGTAGTAGCAACACAAGGTATAACTTCACCATCAGGACAAACGCAATTAGAATTTTTAATGGCGGCAAACAGACAGTTTATTATTAAAGAAACAATTGCTTACGTAAATGCCACATATCCAAATTTTTCATATGATACAGCATTGTGTGAAAGAGATTTAGGATTAATTGCAGATTCTGTGGTTATTGATGTATTGAGTGGTTTAACAGCAAACTTACAATCTATTCAAGCAGGAAAAAGATATTACTCCAGCAACAGTGGATTAAAAGCAATCAATCAACAATCTACTGAAACATTAGGAGCAATTGTATTTGCTCAAAGTTTAGTGGTTAACTTTGTTTTAACTAACACTGCACCTGGTACTTTATACCAATCTAATGTTACACAAACAATTGATATCACTAAAGTAGTTCCTCAATCAGGAAAAGATTCTGCCAATGCTAAATTTGAAATTATAAAAGGAATTATCCAAAATTACAATTATATTGTTACAGCAGTAGATGGTAGCACTTACACATTAACAATTTCAAACGGTAACACAGGTTATGTAGATCAAAACCAACCAACCAACAAAGATTTAGTTCCAGGTAAAATTATAATAGGTAAAACTTCTGGAGCAAAAGGTGAAATAGTTTCAGTAACAGCAGGTGGATCAAACGACACTGTTGTGATGTTCTTAAGAGAACCAATTCTATTTTCAGTTGGTGAAGAAATGGAATTTGGTAACAAAGTTAAAAATAAACAAATTACAATTAGAGTTGAATCAGGAATTTACAATGAACACATGCCTATTAAAGTTCCTGCAAACGTATCAATCAAAGGAGATGAATTTAGAAGAACAATTATCAGACCACTAGATGCAATTTCACAATCCCCGTGGGCAAATATATATTTCTTTAGAAACACAACTTTCGATGGATTAACTATTGGTACTCAAGAGTATGGTTATCACTATGCAAATGATGTAACAAAACCAATTAACACTTCAGTACCTTCAAACGATCCAGCATACAACACAGCCATTAACAACAAAGAAATGGATGTGTTCTTAATGAACGATGCTTCTGTGATTAGAAATATTACAT